GTGCGTGAAAAGTACCCGCCAAGAATCAGGATACAGCTCCCAATATCGAGAAAGCCCATCAGCGGTGAAATGCTGGTCTGCGCCGACGGCCGGTGGCAGGTGTGTTATCAGGCGCGAGGGAAGATAGAGGATCGCAAGACCACGGCATGGGTCTATGGCCCGGAGAGCCGATTCTTCTGTGAGGTGGGGACAGAGGATTATCTGGCCAATCTGCCTTTGCCAGACGAGACGCCGTTCTTTGACGACCAGTTCAATTATTCGCTGGAAGAGGTCGATGACGACGGTTGCCGGTATAACCGGCTGGCTGGAGCCAACAATGTTTCCGTGGCGCTGGCGGCCTATGATGTTCTAAAGCGCACCACCAACCGGATTATCAGGATTCGGCATGGTATCCGCGTGGTGCAGAGATCGGATCAGGAGACTTGATATGAGCGACCAGACCAATAAAGCCGTCGACGGCATTCACGAGAACCACTGGTGCGAGCATCCGGGCTGTAAGCAGTGGGGCGGGTTCGGCTTCAGCCGGTCGAAGGCCGAGAAATCATCCTGGCACTGCTGGGAGCATTATCCGCAGAGGGACATGTTCAAATCGGCCTCAGCTTCCCGGTGAAGGCTTTTCGCGCTCCATGCGGTCTACACGCTGGCGAAGGTCTAATATGATGTCACGGGCGCCATACACTGAGCCTTGAGCCTGTTTCAGCTCGTCCAGTTGCCGCTGTTGATCTGCGTCGATATTCGTCTGGCTGGTCCAGACACGCTCAAGCTCTGCACGCGGCACCTGCGCATCGCGAATATCCTTGATCGAACCTTCCATGCGGTTGCGGTCTTCCGCCCCCCGAGCCTGCCGCCATTCCATTTCCTGCCGCGTCACAATCTTTTCGGACAAGGTCACGACGGCGTTTTCAAGCCGCGAGGTGGAGGAGTTGATGGGCCAGTAAGCCAGCCCGCCGATAACGGTGCAGAAGGTGATAGCCACGCCGATTGCCTGCCACTGTGGCTTGTTCCTCTCCGACAGGTTAGTGGATAACGCCGATATGGAGGTCCGCATCTCGTTGGCAATGGCGGACATGCCATTCTCAACCTGCTTGAACCCGGCGCGCATCTCCGTTTCGAGGTCAGTCTGGCGCCGCCCAAGGTTTGTGACGCGCTCACCAAGCTGGGCGGTCACTGCATCCGTGTAACTGCGCTCTAGAGTGCTACCGTTTGCCATGTCATCAGTTCCTGCCATTATCCCAGCCTGCATGCGAGTAAAGAAATGCCCCGGCCATAGGTCGGGGGTGATGTGTCAGGCGAGCAATGCCGCAATCTTTGGTGCCACCAGAGCGGACTTGAGCTGATATGCGTTTGCCGTCTGGTGCAGTTTGTCCGAAGCGAAATAGGTTGTGTTGTTCGGGTCGGCCATTTCGGGGATATTCGCATAGTCCACCATGTCATCAGCGAACGTTGCCCAATTGGCTCGGATCTGCGAATTGATCGACAGGCGATACGTTTCAGCCTGCGCCGTATAGGTCGCGTCAACAACCTGGGTGTTGATAGTCGACGTAATGACCTTGACCCCGAGGCCCCGCAGATAATTGCAGTAAGCCACCATCGCGTTATAGATCGTCGTGTCAGTCGATCCAGCGCGCAAGTCGTTGATGCCAGCGTGAACCCGCGCAACCCGCTTGGTGAGTTCAGGATAGGCGCTGATCAATTCGTTGATGCGGTTGCGGTCGTTAGTCGAGTTGAGTGCGGTCAACGGGATAGACGGCTGGCCGCAGTTAAAGATGGCCGTATCTGTCGGGTTGCCGAGCGCACCGAAAAGCTGATCCGGTTCTGTGGCTGTCATGCCTAGGCCTGCGGTATAGACGGCAACGCTGCCCTGCCCCGCCGTGATGCTATCCCCGATCATGAAGACGCCCTTGGTCTGGCCAAGCTGGAGAGCGGCTACTGCTTCCATAGATTTGCCGACCGACGCCATTTCAGCAGCCGTCAGCGCGCGCGGGAAGATGGCAACGGCCATGATCTCGCTGTATCCGTTACCGTTCTCAATCGTGCCGCCTGTGAGCGTGCCGGCGGTCAAGGCTCCGGCAACAGTCTCGATGACGCGGTTATTGTAGAACTTCACGTCCGATGCGCCGCTGGAATAGCCCATGATAGCCACGCCCGATGTCTTAGGCGCGCGGCTTTGGACTTTGGAGGCGTTGCCATTGGCTGCATCAAGGATACGCGCGCCGCCGCCAGCCGTCGCCGTGTCTGGCGTCGTGGTGCCGTAGGATAGCGTCGTGCCGAGCCTGATCCAGTAATAGGAGGCACGGGCAAGATGCGGACGGAGAACCAAGAACACCGAGTGATTGGCACGATCGACGGAAAGGCCGGACGGAATGGTGTACTGGATGTTTGGACCGCAGGTTAAGGGCAGTGCGGCGCCGACGAGCTGCGACCGCTGGACGAAGGCGCGGGAACCGTGTGTGGCTTGCACGGGGTCAAACGCGTTCCCGGATTGGTCGAACGGAGTATCAACGCGGGCCGAAACGTTCTGACCGCCGACGTAGGTTTCAATCGCCGCCAGATCCAGCCTATTACTCGCGTCCCAGCCAAAAGTTTGCGGCGTGGTGGGGTTGGCGTTGCGCGCCACTTTAGCAGCACTTCCGGCCCAACCATTCAGGCGAGCTGTGCTGATGAAAAACAGCGGCGCGACCGGCAGGCTAACCGGGAGCTTCGGGCCTCCCAGCTTACCAGACACCCCGAGAGACAGGCCAAGTCCAAGACCGATCATTGTGCAATCCTCACCAGCATTTTTGTTTCACGCCATGGGCGTTATGTGACGCGACCTGGTTAGCGAACTGCCGGTCGTCCATCGTGATCTTGAGCGCGGTTTCGAGCGTCGGCGTCAGCTTGCTCCAGCCTGCGCACACATTCGACGCGTTCCTCGTCTGGCAGCCCGAAATGAGCGCACAGCTCAGCAGCAGCGGAAGAAGTGATTTCCACATTGGTTTCGTTCCTTGATTGGAGAACTTCGATGGTCTTGGTCAATGTCTCTGTGCCCATCTCGGCGCGCTGCACACGCTTTCCTACGAGGTAAGACGAGACAGCCACCACAGAGACACACAGAAGGCCACCAGCGGCTATTTTGATCCACGAGGGGATAAGGGCCCAGATCATGCCGCCCTCGCCCGCTTGACCAGATAGATGAAGCCGAGAATGCCACCGCCGATCATCAGAGCAGCCAGCGCCCACTGAACCGGACCAGAGCCTGCGAAGATGGCGCCCGCCGCCGACAGGAAACCGCCGAGCGGCCCCCATGCTTCCGGCTTCTTGATCACCTCGATCAGGCCCGTGTCGCGAACGTCAGCCTTGGCGTTGCCGCCCTCGGGCACTTTCACGTCTTTCACCATTTCGGCGCTGAGAGTTGCCAGACGAACCGCATTACCTACGACGCCAAGCTGATCAGCCCACTGACCTTCCGGATCCTTGCCGGTGACGCGGATCGTCCAGCCACGGCCATTGACCGGGAAGCCGGTTTTTGCATTGGTCAGGCTGCGAAGATATGCCATGCGCTCGTCGCAGTAGGCATGGATGAGCTTGGCAATACCACCGGGGTATGCCTTGACGGCTGCCACGGTCTGCTCACCCACGACACCATCCTCACGAACCCCGAGAACCTTTTGCAGGCGCCGGACTGCGGTTGCCGGCCCAGAGTTCACACCAAAGTCAAAGGCAGCGTAATCGAGGCCCTTCGGTAGCAGATCGCCGCCGCTCTGCGTCCAGTAAGACCGGCGATAGATTTCCGTGGCTTCCTCGCGCGTCATCGCCTTGACCTGTTCAGCCGTGACAGATGCAACGCCACGATGAGCCGCAAGCGTCTTGTGTGTGATGCCAAACTTGGTCGGGCCGCCCCGATCCGTCTTCGCATTGACGTAGCCGCCCTCGTGACCAAACATAAGGTCGAGAGCGACGGGAAGCGTTTCCCGAGCCATGGCGTTCTCCTGATTGTGGGTTATGGGTGCCGGGTTACGCTACCGGCCAAGCGATAAACATCATCGCGGCAATGAGGATGCCGACGTGACAGATTTCAGACTTTTGGTGTTTCTTTAGCGGATCAGCCCCAAGATCGACTTGACCTTGAACATTGCCAACGTTGAACGCTTGTTGAAATTCTTCGGACGCTTGACAACTATGTGCGCAAAATAGCTGGGCAAAAACTTGCTCTCTCCCAGCACCTCGTCAATTTCCAGCAGGTGACGAACCAACTCGCGACCTTCTTCCGTATCATACAGGGCGTCGTGCTGGAGTCCCCAGAAGATAATGAATGCGAAGGCGCCGTAGAGTTCCCTAATTTCCATCTTCGGAAACATGGCCCGTATCGTCGGCAGAATTTGAGATGACGTCGGCGCTTCGCTTGGGTCTGCTGCTGCTACCTGCTCAGGTGTCGGCAATTCGATGAAGTCCAGTTGGTGCTTTCGGAACTCGGCCGGCAGTCTGGAATGAACCCTTGCTGCGACATCAACATGGTGCGCTGGATAGTTAAATCGATCGGGCCCAACGTATTCGTTCACGCACCAGAGATGGCCGTTCTCTCGCAACCCATCGACAGCCGCCACCAGCGTTTTCGGTAGCTCTGGCATATGGTGCAGGGAAGCAACGAACATGACCAGATCGTATTGCGACCGAGGCAACGCAGGGACGCCAGGTTCAACTACGTGACAGGTCACGCAATCCGCGAGGCCATGCCGCTCAAGCGTAGCCTTGGCCGAATTGATGCCATCCGGCGAAATGTCGTAAAGGTCGAAATGGCGAACATGACCCTTGAGGATCATCTGTACTTCTGTTTCCGCGCGCCCTGCCCCAACACTAGCCGCCCGGCCGACCGGAACAGAACGCAGGTATTTTTTGAAGAACCAGTCTTCCCGAGCATCGCCCCCCTGGAGACGATATAACCGCGCAAGTGACATCGGATGAGCTTGCCACTCAGACCGTATAGCATTGGTGTCGAAATACGCGGCTGACCAATAAGTCGCGGAATCCATGTCCTCTCCTGTAGTTCCCCGCGCAACAGGTCGCACAGAATCGGTTGTCGTTCAACCAACGCGCCTAGACACACCTCATCCCCGCCGATAATGATTTCCGACTTTCACCAGATTTTTCGGGCGACGATGCAGAACCAAGAGCAGCAAATACCATTCATCCACATTCTCCGCGCAATGGCACCATTGCCGGTCATGTGGGCGCATCTCGCCCTAATGGCCGAATGGCAGTACCACGGGACATGGCTGCCGTTGACGCTGTTTGACCGAATGGTGGCTGGCCCTTTGCACCTTTATCAGTCCGGTGGTCATCTTGGCGTGATGGTGTTTTTCCTGATCTCCGGTTACATCATCAGTTTCGTGGCCGAGCGCGAGGAGCGCATGCCATTCGCCGTCAAGCGCGTCTTCCGGCTGCTGCCCGCCCTGATCGCGGCCATCATCATTCTTTCGATCCTCAACACCATTGGATCAATTTCGCGGCCGCACATCAAAGTGACTGACTACTTGCTGAGCATGTTCCTACTCGACCAGTTTTTCTGGCCCAGCGCGACCGTGCTTCAGGTGACGTGGACGCTGTTTCCAGAAGTCGTCTTTTATGCCATCGTTTGCTTGTCCATGCCTCTCATAAAGTCCAGACCGGTTGCAGCAACGTTCGCTCTGGCCGTCGCTTGCTGTGGCGTGGCTGTGGCGACAAATGCATTCGGACACGCTCCGTCACACACCTCTCACCTCGGTTATCTGCCGATGTTCATCATCGGTCGCGTTTTCTTCCTTCTGCAAAGGGGCAAGATCAAGAACGAGGTTGCGATCGTGTTCGTAGTGTCTTCTCTTCTGATCATGTACGGCATGTTTGATGCGATCTGGCCTGATCAGATGTGGAACGATCCTCGGAAGGCATGGACTTACCCATTGGCCATTTTGATTTTTTACGGGTGCATGCTGTGGAACCCGAAGACTATGCCGAAGGCCGTCAGCTTCCTTGCTGATATCAGCTACTCGCTATACCTGATCCATGTTCCCGTGGGCTGGTTCGTCATGGACAAGGTGCAGCCGCTGGCAGGGTTCACGATCGGCTTCATTGCGTCGGTCGCTGCTTCAATTTTCGCCGCATGGCTGATATATACCCGCATTGAAGTACCAGGCCGCGTGTTCGGACGGAAGCTGATTGCCAACATCTCGTCAAAGAGGGCAGCACATGCATGATTCAATCGATGTCCCGGTTGCTACTGCCGCCTTCGTTGCTGTCCTAGTTGGTGTAGCGACCTTTTTCCTACCCGGTGATAAACAGGACGTTTGCCCGTCTCCGCAGGCCGGTCCGCAAAACCCTTGGGAAATTTGCCGGGTGGATGGCGTAGCGAAGGCGCAGCAAACGCCACTCCCCGGCACTATACGATAACGCCGTCAGTGTCTCTTACGCCGGGGGTGCTGCCGGGAAGCGTTGCCGCCCCGATCTCCATGAAGCCGTTTTTGTGAACGAGATACTTAGCGCCGTTGATGTTCCCTATGTAGCTGACGTTTCGAGCGATAAGGCCAGCATCCGCTACACCGGCCCATCTGACAAACCATATGCCGGCCGTCACATTTACGGTGATGTCCGTCGCAGTGATGTACCCGCCTGAATATGAATGCCAATGATTGAGGCCACCACCTGAAACGGTGTAGTTGCTCTTGATGAAAATCTGACCTCCATAACTGGCAAGGAAGTGATCGCCTTCTCCTGCGAGACATTCAATGCCATCAAGCATATTGATGATCCCGCCGTTGACCGCGACTATGCCATTGGCGCCAGCCCAAGAAGAAAATTTGAGGTTCTTGACATTGATGGTCAGGCCAGAAACCGAATTGCCAACGGCTGTTTTACCTGCGCCACCAGCGCTGAGAGTTACGCCGCCGCCGTCAATCGTAATCTGGTTCCCGCCAACGAGCGGCTTGCGTGCATTGAGACAGCCAGTAGCCGTTCCAGACAGGACGAACGTGGTCGCAAAGCCGCGCATGTCATAGTCTGTTGCCAGCCTGTCGTATTCATCCTGAAGGGTTGTGCCGGCGCCAACGTTAATGGTGATATCTGCTGTAAGATCGGTACGAGCCATTATTTACCCCTTGTGTCGATGTAGCCGAGAGAATCAAGAATGAAGGAACTAGCCGCGCCAGCCGTGTTGACCTGAGAAAACCAGAGGCGCCCAGACGTGTCCGTAATGAAATCGGAAGTGGTGGTTATCTGGGTTGCGGTAGAGTTGAGGAAGGCCAGCGGGACGTTAGGCGATGCATTCGCCGCGTCTCCAAGAGCGATCGTCACTGTATTGCCAGTAGAAACGCCGAGCGCGATGCGAAGGATCGGCATAACGATTATATCTGTCGGCACCCCCATGTTCAGCAAGGTAGGGGAAACGGCGACCGTGCTGTTTCTGACGTTGACGGGCGTGATGTACTTGAAATAGTCGCCCAACTGAATGAATCGACGATTTACGCCAAACGCCCGGACGAACGAACCGATGCGGCGCTTACGGTCATAGCCAGTTGGCATGGCAGGCGCCGATACAGACTGCGAAAAAAGAGCATCGACAACGCCGGTATCCGAACGCTGGATAAGGAAAAGGTGCCACGTCCCGTCGGCAACGACGCCAGTATCAAGGCCGCCGTTGCCCGAGCCGACAGCCCAGGCAGCATCAAGTCTCTTTGTCAGAGTTGAGGTTAGAGCCATCAGAGCCGGGTTTGTTTCGGTGCTGGCAGCATCCCCCGCGGCGATGTCTATGTCGTTCGTTGGATCTGTCGTATTGTTTGATAGTGTGAGCCCTGAGATATGCCCCAGCAAAGACGCAGATATGTTTGCTCTGGCCTGCGCCTGCTGAGCCGCCGTCAGTAATTGGCTGGTGTAACCGACCACTGAGAGAGCAGCCTGCGCGGCCGCCACTGTAGCGCCACCCGTCCCGCCAGCCGTTACAGGGCGCGGAAAATTCAAATCCTGGGCGATGTCATCCACGACCTGATTAAACTTCGCGCTTTCGATGGTCGTATTAGGCACGGCTGTGGTGCCGGCTGGCTTGCTGTACACTCCCGAACCATTTCTAGGCATTTTCCAGTCTCCTGTTGCGTTACGAGGCATAGAAAAAGGCCCCGGAGGAGCCTTAACGATGATTTCAATTCCGATTCGACACCGGACAGTTTTTCTCGAATGATGCCTACGTTATCGGGGAGCGTGACGGTATGAGTGTAGATCTGACGGGGCTATCAGAAGAGTGCGTTGGCATGTTTGGCGCATTGCACGCTTTGACTGTCAGCCTCGTAAATCAGGGTGTACTTGACCGAGAAAAATTTATTGATCAGATGCTCGATTTATTGGCCCAGATGCCGGAACAGCAGAGGCAGAGTTTTTACGGTCGCTACGTCGCTTTGGCGGTGCAGATGTTCGAGGCGACACAGTTTCCTGAGCAGCCAATACCTTAGCGTTGTACCAGGCTGATGTGATGATCGGTTTTTGCCGCATGTCCGCCTCTTTCATTGGATTTCGTTTTCGCTTATCGTTCCCGGCATGATCCGGATCGTTCAAATTGCCTGCGTCGTCTTGCTCGCCCTCGTGCTGTACGGGGTCAAGGTCGGGCTCAATACTGTCTTTGATGTCGGGGGCCCCGGCTTTCCAGCAGGATTTCTTTTCGGGATTGTCTGCTGTTTTGTGGTCTATGGTCTCATCTGTCTGATAGACCCTTCATCGCGCCCCAGAGGCTCCTCCGCCGATAAGTAATGCCCTAACCACCGGATCAAGTGCTCGGGGCGCCTCTCGTGAACTGCCCGTCATCAAAGCTTGAATAACGGCATCACGGTTGGACCCGATCAAAGCTTTAGCCAAATCCTCGCGCGCACGCTCTCCAGACTGCGGCAACAACGCTTTTACGACCTTGCTTGCCTGATCGAACACAACAGATCGAGCTGCGCCACGAACGCCACCCGCCTTGAAGGATTCAGCAGCACCGAACCCGCCGGAATTCACGCCAAGCTCTGCCTGTGCAGCCTGTCGGGCAGCGGTCTCACTGTTCCTGGTAACGGTGTTGGCAGTGTCGGCAAAGGTACGTTCATTCTCCAGAACCTTGATGAGACGATCGGCTTTGTCCTGACCGAAAAGCGTTGCGAGACGAGACCTATTCCAATCACCCTCACCCTTGATAATCCGGTTGAGCGCAACAACATCGTTCGCGTTGCTGCCGAGAATACGATCAACCTCGGCGCGGGCGCCCTGCGATAGACGCAAAGGAACGGCGGAAGGACCGATCTGCATACCTTGAGGTTGAACACCTGCGGTCACCTCATCAGCAAGCTCAGAGGGGCGCATAGACGTGCGACCGCTATCAAGGACGCTCTGCCCCTTCGTCAATGCTTCGCGCTGGCGGGCGAGTTCAGCATAAGAGGCATCAACGGCTTTCAGGTTCGGTACAGCGCGCGCCAGTTCATCATCAATCTGGGTACGAGCACTTGTCAGCGCCCGAATAACCTGAGGGTTCTGCTCTGCAGCCATCATGCCGTCGATCGCCTGCCTCGTCTGAAACAGCGTGGACGGGTTAGGGTCGAGATTGCCGGGTGCGCCATTAATGTCGAGCATGGATCGAACGCGCTGCACAGCCGTCTGCGCGTCTCCGCGGAGATTGACCGCCTGAGATTCAAGGCCTTCAGCTATAGGTCTCGTATCAACGGCTTTGGCGCCTTGAAAGGCTTCTTCATACAGTGGGCTCAGAGCCCGTTGGTTTGCCTTTATGGATGCGTCAACCTGCGACGGGACTACGGCAGGCCCCATAGTTTCGTCCACAACCTGCCCAAGACGCGCGTTGGCACCTGCCTGCCTCTCCGCCACCGCTGTACGGATTACCTCTTGTCCGCGCCCCGGTGTTGCCGCCAACGCTCCAGCCTGCCTTTGCAGGTTTGGTCCAAGATCAGCAAGCATAGCGTCTGGCCCCATGTCGGCCAACCTCGTCTGGATCGTTGCTGCGTCCAGTCCGTCATCGGCGGCTGCCCTCGCCAGATTGGAGAGCGCATCTGGCTTGATGCCAGCAGCGCGAGCAGCGCGCCAGTTGCGTCCGGCATTGATGAGAGACTTTGTCCCTTTACCGATCAGGTTTGCGGCCAATGGCGCGGCAAGGCCCATGCCCGCGCCCAATGCTGTACCCTTAATAGTCGCTTCCGGGTCGCCGCCTGAACGAACTGCTGCATCAGCGCCGCCCATCACACCACCGGACAGAGTGCTTGCGCCTGTCCTGAGCAACGCTGATCCACCACTCGCCCCGAAAGCCGCCGGAGCGGCAGCAATCAGCGGAGCGGTACCGGCAACGGCGCCGGCAATGTTTGCGCCGGTCGTGACGTATGGGTGCGCGTCCTGCGCCTCCTGGCTGATGTCCTGTGCGAGTTTCAGGTTTTCATCATATGTTCCGCCATTCATCACCGTAGACGCGAGAGCAGCGCCGCGTTCACCGGCACCACGAATAAGAGGGCCAGCGACCGGAACACCGTCGACAAGGCCGGTCAAAGCCGCGCCGACGGCACCGCTCGGGCCTTCCATGCGCTGCTGTTGATCCTCTGCGGCAAGCAATGCCTGCCCTTCCTCGAAAGAAAGGTGCTGACCTTCCGGCTTTGGTTTGGCGTATTTCGACCAAGGACCATCACCGGACGGCTGCTGCTGATACTTTTCCCAAGGACCGGCCATTATTGAACCTTTTCCCAACTGGACTGTTGCGCGGGATCGCCGCCCTTGAACCGGTAGCCATCAACGACCTGACCAGACGAGGGGGCGCCGCCTTCTGCGGTAGGGCGGTTATATTTCGGGCCAGCATCGCGGATCATGGCGCCCATCACTGTTTCCCGGTTCTTGCGCTTCTGTTCGAGAACTTCCGGCTTATCCCCAGGCTGCGGGAAATACTGCTTGTTTGCGTTATCGAACTCTTCGGGGGAAATCACTGCGCCGGATTCGCGGCGCAGCTGGGCGTTGATGAAATCCCGCCGCGCCTGGTCGTATTGCTGGAAGTCCTCGCCAACGAGATTGTTAGCAATGAACCCCGGCACATACGGACTATTCGTTATCGTCTGGTCGAACGTGCTAAGGCCGGCATCCCCGAACTTATCGATCAGCGTGCCAGATTGCGTCATGCGATCCGCGAAACCACCGGCCTTGCTTTCATCCACCGTCACCTTCGGTTCAGTCAGCGGGATCATACCCTGCCGCTGTGGAGTAGCCTGTGGCTGCTGCGGAGCCTGAGGCGGCGCAGGAGAGGCGTTAGGCGTAGGGGCTGTTGAGGCATCCCCACCGAAGATATCAACGCCACCGGACGTCTGTGCCGGCGCTGGCAGGGTTGGTGCTTGCGGCGCTGACATGGGTGAGACCGTGCCGTCTGTCGACTGCCCGAACACACCCTGAGGCGTCATGAAGATGATTTCGCCGTTCGGGCCGGTAATCGTCTTTCCTGCGCCAAGCTGCTGTGCCTGAGCGGGCGTAAGCGCTCCCGTGTCCATCAGTCCGTTTAGTGCCTGAGCTTCGACGGATTTACCTTCGAAACGGAACCCACCACCATTGCTTGCCGCCGAGGCATTTACGCGCTGCGTTTCGCCGGTCTCGGGGTTGAACAGGGTGGTATCGTCCAGCTTCTGCCATGTCTTCGACGGCTTGCCCCGTAAGGCTTCCAGTTGCGCGCGCTTGTAGTCCTGCTCAAGCTGATAGGACGGATCGCTCTGCTTCTGGCGCTGTTCGAGAAGCGATTGAGCGTATGCGCGACTGCCCTCCGAAGAATACGGATTATTGATCACCTGCATGATCTGCTGAAGCGACGGGCCAGACTGACCGGGTGCAGTCGGAGCCGCTGGGTAGTATTGCGGCTGATCGGGCTGGCGCGGTGCACCTGAAAGCGCCTGCGCCACAGTCTGATTGCGAGGCGCTACAGCGGCGTTTGTGGTCGACGCCAGCTCGCTGACCGGCAAAGCGTCAGATGCGCTGGCTGGGCTTGCCTGTGGCGAAGCGATGGCAGCAACAACGGGAGAAGGCTGAGCAGCGGCAGGAGCCGGAGACATCAAGGCATTTACAACGCCGCCACGGCTGTTCGGGGCCGATACCATCGGGTCGACATAGCCAGATGCGGGCGCAATCGTCTCGATCGCCTCAGATGCCGACATACCGGCCGACGGATCGAGGCTCGCAACTTCAGTGCCGCCGCCCTGGAACCGGGGAACATAAGACGAAGCAAGGCCCATGCGCCGCGCCGTCTCTCCGCCCGGCTTATCGTAACCGGCGAATTTCCACGCATTGTTCATGAGACGCTGCGCTTCTTCGGCGCTCTTTGCCGAATTAAGCGAATGGATAAGCGTCGGGTCTTCCTGAACGAAGAAAGCCGCCTGTGTGGATGGGGAGATATTCCCCGGCTGCTCACCGCGCTGACGGGCGAAATCATACAGGCTGTTCAGCCGTTCATTGCGCCACGACATCACGCCGCCGGCAGTACCCGCCTGCCCGCTCTGGCTTGGATCAGACCACGACCGGTTCGCATTCTCGGGAGACCACCCACTTTCTGCCTGTCCGGTCGCGGCGACGGCAGCAAGGCCATAGGGGTTCGTCAGCCCAGCAGACTTCACGCCACCGATGAAATCTTCATAGATGTTGCCCGATCCGGAGGCCGCGACCTTTGGAGACGTGGCCGAAACCTCGCTTGCAGCGTCCGTCATAGGAATGCCGGAAGATGCAGGCGCTGTTGAGGATGCAGGCGAACCAAAGCCAGACATCAGGGCGGCGGCATCAATTGCCGCTGTCTTCTTGCCTTCAGCTTCGCCGGCATCGACCTTGCTCATCAGCGCACGATAAATCAGGGCATTGCCAACAGCGTTCAGGCCCTCCCCTACGTTCTTTGGTGCGGACGAGGTTTTAACAGCAAGAGCCTCAGCGATAGAGCGCTTCCGCTTCAGGCTTTCGGGAGTTTCGCCAGTTTGGGCGCCGAAGATAAAACCAGCCATCAGAAAAGGCCCCCTTTATTGCGACCAGTGAACATGGTTTTCATTGCCATCATGAAGCTCGGCTTGGCGTTGCCTGGTGCGGCAGGGAATGACGCGCTCTGTTGCTGCTTCTGCAAGAAGGCGTTTCCGAGCGCCTGAATGCCCGAACCGATGTCCTGTGGTTGGGACATCAGCGCCTGCGCCACGGCCATTTTCTTTCGCTTCTGCTGCTGATCGGCGGTTTCGTTGGCTGGGATAAGGAAACTGTTCATGCGGCCTTCCCCATCTCGAACAGACGCCCGTAATGAACGTGTTTCGTCCCGCTGAGATCGACAACAGCGTCAGGACGCTTCTTTTCGACTTCTTGCGCCATCACGCCGACGTGCCGCTGGCCATCGTCGCGATCTCCCTTGTACTGGTACTCATAGAGGTTATGCCCCATGAGCCGGCCAACGCGCTTCACGTCCTTTTTGATGCGGCGGTCAGATGCCATGATGCCAGCGGCCCCCAGACCAAACAATCCGCCGAGGATGCCTTGGCGCTGAGCCATCTGAGATTGATACTGACCGAGCTGGCTCTGGTAGTTTCGATCAACCAAACCGGCATAATCGACGGTCGGAAGTGACGGCTGATTTGTGCCTGCACCAAACGTTGGCATCTGCACCTGAGACCCAGACATCAGTGCCCCGATCTCGTTCAAGGGCTGGTTTCGCTCTGTCAGTGCCTCTTGCACTCTTTGCTGGCGTTGCGTCAAAACCTCATTTGCTGCATGTTGTCGACCATTGAGCAGCAGAGATGTATAGGCATCATTGTTAGCCTGCGCTTGCGTCGTGAGTTCGCGGGCGTAGCCGTCGCTTCCGGCTTTGAAGCCCTGATTTGCTAGGCGTGTGCGCAAGTCTTCATCTCGCTGCTTGATCGCAGGATCAAGACGCCGACGACCAAGCTCGATCAACCTTCTTTCCGTCGCTTCATTGTTGATGTTGAAGTCGCCAAGCCCGTCAAGCGAGAACGGTTTATTCAGGTAACCACGAAGGAAGCCTGTCTGCTCGTTGGCAATCGTACCTAGATTGAGGCTCGCGTTATCATTCTGCGCCTTGATTGCCTGCTGCTGCGGGCTGAGAGAAGTTGTTTGCTCGTATTGGGGGATCCAGTACGTCGCGCCGCTTGTCGGGTCAGTAAAGCTGGTGCCGCCTTTCTGACTATAAGTGACGCTTCCATCCGGGCCATACTGGTTCACGTTGCCAAGCTGCGCGTTTGCCAGTGCCGTCGTTACGTTGGTCCCGGTTTGAGCAGCGGCAGTTTTGGCCGGATCTGGCGCGGCTGGTGCTTTGGGCTTACCCATTGGCTAAATCCTTCCTGTTAAATTTGCTGGCCCGCCATGCGTCATCTGTGAGCGTGAACACATGCTCGTCCCTGTCCCGGCCACGAAGCCGGGGAATTATGTAAAGCTCGAAACCATATGACTTGAGCATCCGGTGAAGCGCCTCGTCGTCAGGATCGACGCGCATCACAAGGCACTGAATGTCCCATTCCCTGAACGGGATGCCGAACATGGCGCCAAGCGTTTTGCGTGTCAGCCAACGGCTGGAAGTCGCTCCGGCGGATATCTCAATGACACCAGCGTCCGGTTCATAGTTGTGCCAGACGATACCGCAGATAAGCTGACCATCTTCCAGAACGGCCATTGCCTGGCAGTTACCGAAATCGCGCCCTTTACCCGGCCATATCCGGTTGGCAACCCATCGGGAAAAGGCCTGTATCTCGTTTTTCCCGACAATTCCCCACGTAATCAATTCATCACCGTTCCGCGTTCATAGAGCAGTTCGAACGCTACCAGTTCAGTGCGAGGTAATGGCGTAACGCCGCACGTCACCTGAATTTGAGCAGAAGCCACAAACCCCGACGCGCCGACTGATACCCACTTTGTGCTGACCAGCGCATCGGATGCGCTATCCCACTTCGCAACATCCCAGAGGCCACTATCCCATTCGTCAGCGCTGAAATTGGCGACCGATTCGGGTGGCGTAGGAAGCTTGATCTGATAGTTTACCGACGCCGAAATCTTCGGAATAAACGGGACGTTGGAAAGGAACGTGGCACGGGCGGAATGGATGATCTTGAACACACCTGGTGACCGGAGATGATCAGGCAAGCTCACGTAAGTGCATACGTAAGGCAAACCGTCGTCAGAGCCGCCGATGTCCATCTGGTGAATTGTGCCGTCATTGGTACCGAAGAAGCCAAAGATGCCATATCGGCATAGAGAGCGCGTCTCCCAACCGGTGAACTTTGTCCACGCTCCAGTTTCAAGATTGGCAACAAAACAGTATGGCTGAACGCCCTCATCAACGACGGGAAGGGACACCACCATCATGTTGTTGGTCGGCCACTTCATTATTTCCCATGGAAGCGTTCGCCGTGCGACAACCTCTTTCTTCCATTCCGGCTCGATCGCCGCTGTAACCGACGCCAACGACAAAGCCGCTTCGTCCTTGTTCACCGCCTGGGAAATTGGAACAATCCCGTCTTCCACGCCAAGCAGCAGATCGCCACCGGCCTGCATCTGGCAATTCATGCCCATGGGCGGGGTAATCTTGTAAATTCCGACCTTCTGCCAGTCTGCGGCACTCCCCGGATTGGTACCCTGAAAAACAGCAACCTCGCCTTCGGTTGAAACCACTACCCATTTGTCATCAAGGCCGTCGCCCGAGTCCATCGACCATTTGCCCCCCATCAGGAGTGAACCACCCTCCTGAAATACGCCTGCTAGGCTGAATACCGTGGCCGCACCTCCGATGCTGTCCACCGGCAGATACCAGACGTTCATCGTGTTTTTTTCGATGAAGAACAGGCGGCTGGCGAAAGACCACACGAACGACAGAGCGGACGTCGTCACACCTGTAATTGCTGGCGTCGAAACTGCGTTGATCGGGGTGAATGTCGATCCGTCGTAAAGAAGCGCGTCATCGGCCCCGTTGACCGCATAAAGGTAGTCACCTCCGGCCGTGCCGAACTGTGCCGTAGAGTAATAGCCCGCAGACCGTCCGGATACTGCGGCAACCGGAATAACGGAGGCATCGGCAACTGTCGTTATGTTGAAAATATTGGCTTGATCAGCCGCAAAAAACTGTTCAGCGCTCCCACTCTTGTAGGTCCACATGCGGAGAACCGGGCCAGCCGATACCGTCGCATACTTGCGGGAACCACCGCGAAGACGTGCGCTTGTCTTCGTCGGGAACCAGTTTTCCAGAAGGCGCGCTCCACCCGGCTTTGCATTGGCAAGCGCTTCGTTTGTGATCCAGCCACGCACAGGCGGTTGAATAAGCTCGGACGAGGAAATGGCCTTACGCCGAACCTGCTTCTGCTTTGCTTGGAACACCATCAGGGGATTACCTTAAACGGGAACGCTACTTTTACGTTATTGAAGCGATGCCGGTTGCCGCTGATGATTGGCTTTGCTCCCTTGTCCGTGTTCATCGCCGTATAAAGAGCCTTCTGGAAGCTGACTTCGTCATCGTCAGAGGCAACACCCTTCTGCGATCGGTACGCCCAGATAATCCCGAGCTCGAGCGCATGCTCCGACAACCGGAATGTATCGGAATCGGTTGCGAACCGATCCTGCATATCTCCGGTGGCTGGTTTTACGATCAGGTTTGAGATGTACGGAAACTTCACATATTCTGTGCCCGCCATAACGGGCTGAATATTCAACTCATTGCCGAAAATGATCCAGTCGCCCGTAACGCTGGTGTACGGCACAACCTGTTTTTCTATCCACTCATCAAGGCTTGGAACTTTGTTGAGGCCCCACGACCAACGGCTTGACCAGATATTGCCCGCTACGGTCATCCGGCAATAGTCGTCAGGTAAAGGGAAAGCTGAGAGCGACCCATTTCCCGTCACGGTGTAAATCTTCGAGAGAGCCTGCCAGTCGAATTCAGCATCCCTTATCTGGATGGCTACCTCATTAGCGAGGCGCACCATTTCCAGCATTTCCCGGTCCTGCGACGTCATGACGACATCGGGCCGGGTAAGCCCTACTGCAAGGCATACATTTTGAACGACTGACAGGACCGTCATATCAGGCAGCTTTCTGCTGGTGTTCAGCCAGGAGGGCTTTCAATGTGTTGAGACCAGCCTTGTGGTGATACTTGACGCCGAGATCATCCAGTTCAGCACGGATCGCGTCGACGTCATCTTCGCCGGCGTCGGGCTTCGTTTGCTGTTCCAGCAACTCCATCGCGGCAGTAAGGCGATCGTTGTTCTCGGCCAACTGTGCCTTGAGGTTTGCGATTTCGTTATCGCGTTCCGTCTCGCGCGCAGCAGATTCAGCGGCGCCCTTGTTTTCGAGGAACAGAACAGCAGAGCGCCGCATGTCACGCATGCCGGGAAGCTGGATGCGCTCGAGCTGGCTCTCCACCAGACGGGAGACTTCTTCCACGGTTCTGATGCCATAGCGACGAAGCACTTCGGCCTTATCCGGGGTGATGCCGGGCCATGCGGAAAGAGGAGTGCCATCAACTGGCACCTCATGCCCTGCTTTCCATGCCTTGTAAGCCGGTTCTATCTGGTCCCACCGGACTTTCATCGAACGAAGCTTTTCGGTGATGTCACCTTGAAGCATGAAGTCGGTGACTTCGAGGTGCTTCACGCGCTCCCAGTTCTGGGTGTTGATGGGGGAATGGGCAGGCGCATAGCAAACCCAATCGACCTCCATGTTATCCATCACGCGCTTGCCCTTGGCGTCGAGCTTAAAGCCCTTGGCGTCAACTTCGTCGTCAAACTTGGTGCTGCGCACGGGCAAACGCTCGTATGAGGTTTTGAAGCCGATGATCTTGATCAACGGGTCCTGAGTAATCTCTGCCATTTGTGTGGCCTCTCATCTGGAAGGTGAGTTGAAAAAGAAAGGGCGGCCCGAAAGCCGCCCCTGTATCGCTTGCCGAATGACGCCGATCAGGTCGGGCAGTTCAACATGACGGTCTTGGTGGCAGAGTCGATCAACACCGCACCGCCGGCATCAGTGACGGCGCCTGTTACCTTGAGCGAGCCATCCGTCGTGCTGGAGAGCGTCATGGCATTGCCATCAGCGCCAGAAACGAGAGCAGGCGTGATGATCGCAACGCCGCCGGTCTGGATCCAGCCATACTGACCATCGGTCGGTGCACCTACAAGAACCCCAGCGAGCGCCCCGTTGGTGTCAGACACGTCGGCAGACACTTCGTTTGTTAGACCCGTGGATGCGCCTGCGGGGCCATAGAACCCCACAGCGTTACCGATAGCACCAGCGACTGCACCAGCGCCCGCACGGTAGCGGACGAAGCGATATCGCTTGTTGTCATGGGAAACGTAGATATCGCCAATGCCGGGAACCTTTCCGGAGTTTGCTCCGGTGAGGTCGGCGGCATTGTAGGTCTGATCAAGGCTTGCGCCTACGAAAGCTGTCATGTTTCGCCCTCCTTAGGCTGCGTCGATCAGGACGCCCTGAAGCGACCGGTTGGAAGTCACGAGGTTGCCCATCCAGTAGAACGGAAGGACAACCGCGTCCTGGTTGACCGGCTTCTTCTCGTCATCCTGCGTCCACTGAGCATCCTTGTGCTGGTTCACGTAGATGTAATCGGTGTTCAGGAAGTAGCCCTTCTCCGCCGTCGTGGTGAAGTTGGCGTTGTCATCGAAGATGACGTCTGCCGTTTTGTACTTCAGACCAGCAAAGCCGGAGTTGGCGAGATCGGCATCCATGTAGCGCTGAAGCTGCTGTTCGCCGGCCTCGTAGACCGAGTAGAAGTCATGGCTGAGGACCAGGAGGTCTGGCTTGTCGGCGCCGCGAACCAGAGACAGCCACAGAGCGTTGAATTCGCCCTTCATGGTATCCTTGGTGTAGGCATTGCTGCCTGGGATTTCGCGGAACTTGTTGCGCCAGAACGGGAAGATAGCGGAGTCGATGCCGCCAACGGTTCCCTGTCCGTTGGACTGAACGATCGAGGCAAGGCCCCCGACCTGGTTGGACAGCGAGCCATCCGAATAAAGGTCGATGGAGAAGTTGTTTGCCGCGGTCTTGAGGGCATTTGCCTTCTTCGACTTCGCCAGATTGATCATCTGGGACTTGCCGGCGTTCATGCGCAGTTCCTTGCCGGAAGCAACCACATGAATGGCAACCTGCGCCCAGTCGAACTTTGCCGAGGTGATGACGTCGGAAGCGTTCGTGTTGAGCGTGTCGAAGCCGGAATAGCGCTGATACGTGCCGTTCTCGGCGTATTCAAGCGGCACCTGAATTTCGTAGCCGCCGTCGAGATCGACAAACTTGCCCTTCTTTTTCAGGCGGTTCATCAGCATGTTGTTTTTCGAAACGTTGTCGGCCACGTCGCGCGCGGAGTTGCGGAGAGTGGTGGACACCATTTCAGTGAAAATGGCGCTTGGTGAAGCCATCGTTTAGTCCCTCTTGTGCTTGTCCCAGACCGAGCCGAGCAGTTCCTCTTCGGTCGCTTCTCGCGGCTTACCGGTGGACGTTGAACGGATGTTGGTGGAGTTCGCCTTCCTCGCCGCCGCGACTTTTGCCGGGTCGTTGTCTGCGGCGCCCTGTAGCGCGGCAGCTTTTGCCCTCAAGTCGGGGTCTGCGTTCACGGCCATGTCGTAAGCCCGCTTCAGAACGGCCTCTTTCGAGGCGGAACCGCCAAGCTTCTGCTTTGCCATATGAATGAAGCTCACGAGATCAGGTTCGGGGATCTGGTCATAGAGCGGCATGTCTTTCGACGTGCGGCCGATCAGATCATCGATTTCCTTGATTTCGCGGTCCTCAGTCAATTTCGTGGTGATGCGCTCATCGATCCGCGACGGGTCTCCCATCGAGCGGATAGTGTTTTCCAACTGACTGATTTTCGTCAGGAGCGCTGCATTATCTTGTGTCGGCTGCTGCCCTTCTGCAGGCGCCTCGCCGCGGAACATCTTTTGGATCTCGCTGCGGAGCTCATAGGTGTCGGCAATCTGCATCAGCGTGTTGAGTGGGTCATTGTCCATCTGGCGCTGAAGGTTGAAAAGGTAATCGACGGCCTCATGCGGCTTGTAATTGCCGCGCTCGCCGCCGAAATATTCCTTGTAGTTCGAAAACACGTCCATGACGGGCTTGAACGTCGAAAGCGCCTGCCCTTGCTGGGAAAGCGTCTTGTGAAGCTCTTCCTGATGGACGCGAAGGTCTTCCTTCACGTCGTCGGGGATCTTGCCCCACAGTGCTTCTTTGCCGCGCCAGCTTGACGGGAGAGGAACGCCAACCGGAGGCGTCGAAGGTTCACCGGCCTTTGCTTCCTCTCCCTCACCACCTTCCAGTGGTTCCGAAACATCGTTGCCCGCATCCGGCCCCAGAGCTTCCTCAGCAGCGTTGGACGTGAACTTACCTGCATCATCGCGGGCGGAGCCATTGTCGCGCTCCATGCGGTCCCAGACTGCGCCAAGATCGGCATCGGCCTGCGCGGACGCCGCCGGGTCATTGATCGGGTTGTTGTGTTCGATAACTGCCGAATCGTTCATCGGCGCATTGGCTTCGACGCTCATGCGGGTAAGTCCTTATTCGATTGTGGAAGGTTGGTTCACTTGCCTAGAAGCAGGCAAAGATACGCGAATAGACCGACGATAAAGGCGCCATATGCGAGGTAAAGCGAGGCTTTCCACGTTCTGGTGTCTTGGCCAGTGAATTGCGATGCACAGCCAAGGAATGCTGCGCCGATCGCGACGTTGCGCGCGGTATCACCACCATAGATGATTACCGCGGCTAGAAAGACCACAGCGAAGGCAGCAGCCGTGAGGGCATAGCAGACGCGCAGAATATCGCTCATCGAAATTCCTCCGACACCTGAAGCCCGCGCTTGGCGGCGAACTCCTTGTTTTTGATCTTGCCCTTGGTCGGTGACATGGATGGCTCGTACTCAACGCAGTTGTTACGCTTTAGGTCATCACGACGCTCAGAGCGCGTGGTGATCATCCGTCCGTCGATCGGGCTGGCGTATTCCGGAATGTCGGAAATAATCATCGGACACGGGATTGGCCGTGACCGCTGTTCTGCAGTCAGCATCGGTTCGCCGGTTGCCTTATCGACCATCTGGCCGTTCCTGCTGACATAGACGGGCATCAGAGCATCCCCTCAATGCCCGTCGCCGTCGTGCCGGTCTGGTAGACCTTTTTGACGTAGATTGGCCGGGTTTCCCCATCCGCGAAGTTTAAGGTTCTGGCTGTGCCATAGAGCGTATCGACGCGGATAGTTCCGCCCACATTGGCACGAAGCGCCCGGTAGGGCTGGTCTGGGGTAACGTCTCCACCAGAGACGTCAACCGTAACAACATCCTCTGCCGGAGACGTGCTGTCCCGGCCGAAATCTCTCCAACTCATTGCTGAATCTCCTGCAAGCCGGCTGGCATTGTCATGCCGAGTTGGCGCTGTTTAATCTGAAGCTCGACTTGGCCTTTCTGAAGTTCAAGCTGCTTGAGTTCGATCTCAAGAGCGCGAATGATCGCCTCCTCCTGAGCTTTCTGCCCACGGGCCTGAGCCTCTTGCGCCGCCGCACTCATTTTCATTTGCAGCTCTGTTGACTGGCGTTCCATGTCGAATTGGAACTGCTGCTGCTTCTGGGCCATGTCCTGCTGCTTGCCTGCGGCCTCTATCTCCTGAGCCTGGGCGTCTTTGGCCTGTTGAGCCATGGCGGCCTGTTGCTCTGGCGTTGGCTGCTGCGCACCATCTGCTGGCTGTTGCGCCTGTGTGGCCTTCTGCTTGGCAGTGGTGACCATTTGCTCGAGCGTGTCTTCCACGGTGCGCCCCAGATTAAACATCCGGGCTGTCGCGGCGAAGATTTCGACCGCTGCATCGGCTGGCAACGCGCCTTGCTGAACGAGTGGGGCAACAGAAGCGAAGTACGCACCGGCTCCCTGCAGGAACTGGCTGACCTCTGCCTTCTGGCGGGTAAGGTCTGCACGGATCGTGGAATCGCTCTCCACATCGATCCGGTAATACATCGCCAGCTTGCGCTTGAGCAGATTGCTGACGGCGGTCTTGAAGGCAATCTGGTCCGGGGCGTCTGACGGCACCGGAGTGAAGTCCATCTCCGTCATCGCTTCGAGTGTTGCGCGCGAGAACTTGGCCGGGATAATCTCGCTCATCATAACGAACAGATCACGGGCGCAGCGCTCCATCATCCGCTGCATCTTCTGAATACGGAGAGAACCCCACTGGCTCTTGATGTTCTGCGCTGTGGCCGTTTCCGAAGCCATGGAGGCGCCGCGGACGATGTCCGAGATGCCCGTGATTTCGTAAATCCACTGCTTGTAGGTAGTGATCGCAGCATCCAGCTGCTGGATAGCTGAGATGAACTTCTCGAACGGCCAAAACACAATGGCATTCTCAAGCCCGCCGTTGGCTGCCCATAGTTCTGCGTCCGGGATCGGCGCGAACTCGTTGTCATCCAGGTTGATGATAGCATCAAGTGAGGCGTCAGACGTTCCATACCAGCCCCTCGCCTTCATGGCTCGGATCAGCACGTTCTTACGTCGTACCGCATCCTCAAGATCATCCGCCAACTGGCGATAGATCGAGAATGGATTGACGGGCATAAGGCGCCCATTGATCTCGATCGGCTGAATCGGCGTAGGCGTGCAGAAGAACTGCGACAGGCCGAGAGGATCATCAATGACCTTGAGGACAATTCCGTCGTCATCAATGAAGATGACTTCCTTCTTGGCCTTGTCCCATATCTCCCAGCCGTTAAGTTCGCCTTCCGACTTGTTCCGCTTGTCGATATCGACCGAGCTAAGTTGAGAAGCGATCAGGTCGGTGTCGAAGGAATCGCATTCGTCCTCACGCGGGATGCAGAACCTGAAAGCCTCCCATGGGCGCTCGTTCCAACGCTTGGCGGGGCCATGGCGATAATCGAGCCAGCTTACGGCTTCGAAGCTGATGCGCTCGTTTTCGAGGCGCTCAAGGGCTGGGCCTCCGTTGTGGCCGAGTAGTCCCTCACTCTCCACAATGGGGACGGGTCCCTGCAAATCCTTTGCGTCAAGTCCATCCGGTTCAGATTCGTCATCTTGTCTATACGATCCACCATTTCCTGCCTCGGCGTCATGGTTTTCTTCTGCTGCATCGCAGATATCCTCTTGTGTCGGCTCACCACCAACGATGTCACTGTGAAACCGAATGCGGACAATGCCACGACCGGCAAGGAATGCATCCTGCGCGGCGGCCTCTAGCTCTGCCTGAAGGCGGCTATCATCGATCTGCACGCGAATGGATCGCTCAAGCAGCTCAGAAACAAAACGCGCGACCGGGTCAGAGTCCCCGAACCGACGGCGGATGTCTGGTACCGGTGACGAGTTGATAACGGCCGGCACGATGGTTTCGACATTGGCGAACAGGATATTGAAATCATAACGATTGTCCGCGACAGACTTGCCAGTGTCCGAAGACGATGTGCTTTCGCCTGTGTATGCGTCGGACGCCTTCTTCGCATCGTCAAGCCACGTCTTCTCAAGCTTTCCAGCAGCCTCAACTCGGGCGAGCCACTTGGCGCCCTTGTCGCGCAATGCCTTGTCCGGGTTATCCGCCGCAGGCTTTTTGGTGCGTGGCTGCTTCAATTGGGTGCCCTTTGGTCAAAGAAAAAGGCCCGCCACTTGGACGAACCTCTTTGAAAGGTGATGAGGGGTAGGTTAGGCCGACTTCGCATCGACCTTGTCGGCAGGCTTGGCTGTTGCCGCCTTGTTTGCCTTCTGCTTGGTGTCAACCTTTGCCTTCACCGTGGCGGTATTCGGCTTGGCAGTGTCACCAGAGGGCTTTTCGTCGCTTCCGGCAGGGTTCAGCTTGGTTGAGCCAACGTCGCCCTGTGCTCCAGCCTGTTCGCGTGCCTTACGGCCTGCTTCGAGTTCAGCGTCGATGCGATCCTGCTCATCCTTGCCCTGTTCATTGGACACATTGGATTCGCCGGTAGCTTCTTTGCGGTTTTCAGGCTGGCGAGCCATCGGGTTGCCGCCCTGATCGTCAACTTGTGTCACCGGCTTTGCGGTCGGCGCCGTGATATATCGTTCGATGCCAGGAGCGCCATCAACGATGGCCTTCTGAACCTTTTCATCGGCCTTGTTGGAAGAGCCATAGATCAGTTCACTTGCGCGGGCGCCGGCAAGAATGTGTTCGCCACCATTCCACTGTTTAACGATGGATCGGACGGCATCATCTTTTGCAGAAGTCATTTTCTTGATCTCCAAATAGGGGATCGACGCAGGGTTTAAACGCCCAGAGCGCCGCATGGTTGCGTGGGAGTGGTTATCGACCCCGTGCCTTCTTGCGCCTCACCATCGCCTCTACCGCTTCCTTCACGCTCATGTTGGAGCGGATAGTGCCGTCGGGCTTGGCTTCGTAGACGCTATCCTTAGCCTTTGGTTTATCAACCTCAGGGTTCTTCCCGTTCGATACGAGATCGAGGAGCTGGCCTACGAGGCCCAACGCGTCCACCTGGTCGTCGTGCTTGCCGCCCGGGAACGCAGCCAGTTCTGATTTGAAGTCCGCAAGCCAAGGCGCGTCACGAGGAACCATGAGCCCCTGCATAGCCATCCTGCCTCGAATGGACTGGGCTCTAACGGCCTTGTCGCCCCTCGTGGGGAATGTCCGGCGCCAAGTGCTGGCGCCTCTCTCTCTGGCTCGTTTGGTCAGGAAAGGGCCGACGCCGCCTTTGATTTGACCGGATTCCTCTGCGGCTTGCGATGGCCTGTAGTACTTCACCAGATCGCACCATGCCTCAACCCAGATGTCCGAGCTAGATTGCTTTCTCCATACGTCCAAAAGCCACATGTAGCCCTCGGGATCGATCCCGACAATCACATGGACCGTGTAGTCTCCGCCATCACTGGTGACAGCATAGTCGGAACCCATATAGACCTTGAGCGTGGAAAGCGGTGGGGCTTTCTCGTACTCCCGCAACCATTCAAGCTTGAACATGTCACCGCCCGAAATTATCGGGTTCTGCATGTACTGGCCGGCAAAAACCTGTGGGGCGATCTTCAGTATCTCTATCTGCTCTCGGTTATGCTTATCCTCCCATAATGGGCCAACCGGAAGACCGTGCGGGATGAGATCAACCTTTCCGGCAATCTTCGTGTCATCTTTCTTCGGCGCTTCGATCAAGACCGGTAGATGGAGGAGGCTCCATGCCTCGCCTGACTTTTCCAGCAGATGCGCGACGAAATCTTCTACGTGCAAGCGTTGCATGATCACGATCACCGGCACGCCCTCATGGGCAAGACGGGACTTGAAAGTGTTCTCCCAGCGCGCATTGATAAACTTGCGCGTCGTCTCCGAATGAGCATCATCCGGTTTAAGCGGGTCATCAATTATCAGCGCGCCCGTAAAGCCTGGCTCCGCAAGAATACCAGCGCGGAAGCCCGTAATAGGTTCGCCAGACGAGGCAGCGCGCAAGTGGCCGCCTGCAGTCGTTCTCCATAGTCCCTTGGCGTTGGTATCCAGACGCATCTGCACCGGCCAGCGCGACTGAAACCCTTCAAGGTTGATGATGTCCTTTGCCTTCGATGAGTTGTCGAGAGCAAGCGCCTGCGCATAACTGGCATGAATGAAGCGGGACCGCGGATTAATAGCGAACCCATGGGCGATGAAGTTGATCACCGCCAGTTCGGTCTTGCCGTACCCTGGCGGGATATTGATGATCAGCCGCTTGATCTCACCCCGATAGACCCGATCAAGGGTCTCGCACATCACCGGGTGAAATGGCGCAACAGATAGTGGTGTCCCTTCCTTCTCAGCGAAGAAGCGCTGCACGAAAGCAAGGTGCGAAGATTCCAGCTGCTTCTTATCGGCGGCCAATTCCTCTTCTGTCTTCCTGCCGTCGACTTCATGCAGATCCGCCGTCGTCAGCATCCTCCGCAAATGCGCCGAGCTTTTCGAGAACCGGCAGAGCCGCAGCGAGGGCTGAACGTTCATTTGGAGACAATTTCCCGATCTGCTCTTGGGTCAAGGTGATCAACTGGAAAGACCCACTCACTCGCTTATTCTCGACGCCGAGGCCGAAGAGTTTGGCCTTGCCCATCGTAGCGGCCACAGCAGCGCTGGACTGCGCTTCCTTGATAGCGAGAGTCCGGGCCTCCTCAAGCTCTTCAGCGAGGCTCTGGACGGTAATCTCGGCACGTTTAGCGGCCTTGGCTTGCCCCTTCGCGACGGCGTCGGCAATGTGAACATTCGTTAACAGCCGAGACCCCTGCTCTTTCGCGGTCGCTTCGCTATACCCAGCCCTGATAGCTGCCTGTGTCGCATTGAGGTCGATCAGGTATTCCCTGACGAACGCCTCCTGTTTCGGGGTGAGGTCTGACATAAGGTTTCGACGCCTTCGATGATTGAAATCCGGTTTGCCTTGCTTGACGTCTCTATATGCCGAAGGCTTGCAGGCCTCAGCCGAGCGGAAGACGCGGGCTCTTCACCCACGAGCAAGGCCTGTTCCTCGTACCGGTTGACGAAGCTTGGAATCTCCGCTCGTCCATGAAGGGGTTAAAGCCCGAGACCGAGAACCTTCGACAGACGCGAGAGCTCATCGTTGGCGCGGCGCAGTTCGGAAAGGGTGTCCTCAGCATTGTCGGCCAAGGAGGTGAGGATGCCACCACCGATCGACCGGCAACCTTCGCCATCCTTTTCGGGCTGGGAGCCGATCAGTCCATCAACGATGGTGCGGGCACGATTGGAGAGGTCCCGTGCTTCGGACAGGGTGCGAGCGATGCGCTCTACCGGCGTCATCGTCTTCGGCGCGATACCCACAGCGCCGTCAGACGGGCCAGCGTATTCCGTGCGGGTGATCTGGTTATAGATGTCGGCCATGGTTCAGCCCTCCTTAAGCCTTGTGGGTGCCTTCGACGCCGCGCGACATCCGTGCCAGCGTGCGGCTGTGAAGCCAGTGCTGAGCTTCTTCGATCTTCGTCAGGGCCAGTGCATTCTCCCGGCAGGCATACGGCCCAGACTGGAAAGAGCGGAGGCGATCGGCAACGATTGCAAGGAACACTTCCTGCGTCAGGCCGTTGATGCCCTTTTCATTGATCGGGCCATTCTGGAATCTGATGGTTGCTTCTGGGCCGTGAGTATGCCCTTCGCCGGGGCCGTCAACGACCGTATCAGGCAGCCATACCTCATAGACGTGATTGGCACCGCCGGCGCCGGGTTCGTCAGTGACGCGAATTTCAATCTTGTCATTCGCCGGGTTGACCTTGTGGTCGTTGATCGTGCGCATCAGCACTCTCCTTGGGTTGATTGGGACAAAGAAAAACCCCGCCATTGCTGACGGGGCTGAAAACCGGTCTTGCCGGAATGAATAATCACCTGACGCACTGGCGCTGGATAATCAGATATCCCGCTGTCTTGCGATTTCCGTTCTGGTCAACCACCTGCCACCGGATCACAACGGGTGCGCGATCTACGATGCATGGGCGGTTGGGCCGGATCATTGCGACGGTCGTTTCAGTCGGGCGATCCAGCCTTGACAGATAGGAGACCTGCTTTGCGTCAGACGGGCGCCACAGCGCGAAAAGCACGACTGCGGCCAGTAGCGCCAGATTGATAACCCATCGCATCTGCTGGCCTCCTGTGGGCGAATAATCTCAATGTCTGGATACGACCACGAAGCCGTTCGTCATCGCGACCTGGAGAAGCGTCATTTCGCTGCCGATCGCCAACGGTTCGCCCTCGTCGTCAAACAGTGCCGTCCTGATATCGCCGTTGTCGTTTATCTTGCCGATGTACGCCGCGTTGGTTGGTTCTAGGAACCGGGTGCAGGCTTGCTCGCGGGGATCGTCATCCATGGCGCCACCTACTGGCATTCAGCGATAATGGTTTTCTACGAAAGCAGCGCGATGAGAACGCAGATTGCGACAGTCTCTATGGCGCAGATCACCATGAGGGTGCGGATAAACCCCTGTCGCGTCTTTCTCGCGTCCAATTCCCTCTCAAGCAGGTACTCGTACCGAGTTTTCGGCCTGCCGCTTACATATCCTAGCGGGCTCTCCCGCTCTTGCTCGGTGGTGGTCATGGGGCGGTCACTGCCACGGAAGGAATATCTGGGCCTTGCGACCGTAGGCATCCCGATAGCCGATAAGGCGCAACCAAAGCCATTTGAGCGGGCTGTGATAGAACGGTAGTGGGGTTGCATCTACCCACCCTCGGCCTTTGCATTCATGGCATGTTCCAGGGGTGAAGACCCCGCGCTGAACCTTGTCAGCAAAGCCCGTTCCCGCACATGCCGAACATTGACACATCGTGTCTATCATCGCTCTCTCCATGTGGGCGGGTGAATGGGGTTAGAGAACCAGATGCGCCTTGATGGCTGCGACGTCCGCTTGCAGGGCGGACACGTCATCCTCATTGGCGATAGTTGAGAACACAGCCAAGGCGTTGGCGGCGTTCAGAGCAGCCTGCGTTAGCTTCATGGCGTCAGTGGCACCGTCTGGGCGAATGACGCCCTCAGCGGCCTTATTGATCAGGGCCATGACGGCGCGGGCCGCGTCTGCCAAATCTTTCTTGATCTGTTCGTCGGCATTTTCCATTTGGGTTCTAACTCCAAATCGGGTTGCACAAATATGGCGAGACTATCTCAATGAAAACATTGGTGTTTTAGGAACAAGTCGACAAAATGGAGGGGGTGTCGAGCTAGCGTCGACACCCTTTATCGTGGCGTGGCTTACGACGCCTTGTCGAAGGTCAGCGAATAGACGGCGCCGATTTCGAACTGCTCGATGGCTGCGGGATTGGTGATGGTCATGGAAAGCTCGCCAGAGGGCGTCCACTTCGACCAGTCACCATTGCCTTCCGGCAGGCCCTGAAGATATCCACCGAAGGCCGCAGCCAGCTTGACTTCGACATTCACCGAATCCGCCTGATTGGTGGCGCGGTGGTTGATTTCCTTCACGTAGAACATTGCCTGTACGCTCATGCGTCTTCTCCTTGTTGAACCCGGTTACCGCCGGGCGTCGGATTTCGCTGGCCCGAGGTCCCGGACCTCAACATACCGGCCGTTCTCGATAGTCACGCCTTCCATGCGGCAAGGGCAGACTGGGGCGCCGTTCTGTGGGCCGATGCAGTTGCATGCGCGGATCTCGTGGCCGTCTTCTAGAGCGGCACGCTTCTCGAACCACTCTTTGGTGATATCCAGCTTCATGCTCATCTCCTGAAACGTATTCAGCCCCACCTTGTTACGGGCGGGGCTGGTGAAATGGCGGAAGATAGAGGATTTGAACCTCTGGAGCCCCGTGAGGCCCTACTGGTTAGCAACCAGCTGCATTCAGCCGCTCTGCCAATCTTCCAAAAAGGCTGCAAGCCGTTGATCCCTCAACTTACCCCGGGTTCTGTGCCAGCTTTCGCTACGAAACACAGACAGGCCGTTCGACTTGCATTCCGTTGCCCTGTTGGGCGAATAAGCGGGCCGAGATTCCGCAGGGCCTTAATTTGCCGCGCACGTACTGATCGGTTTCGCGTCCCTCATGGCATCTAGGCGTCTCTACCTTACGGCACTACCACTCTGCCACCACGCTCCGAGAATCTTGAAACCAAGGCGCTATCGGAAGCGCGCAACCTTGGAGTTCTTCGGCCAATCGACCGGAGTTCAATCGCATGCCGAGCGCCAAACACTCGGATTACTCTACACCCTTGCGGGGAGGACGGCCTTGGCTGATTACCGCGTCGTCATGCGAACTGGTTGAGGAGACTTCGCCGCCTCCCAAACATCATTTTCCGCTTCACCGTGCCCACACACCCAGTCTGCCCATTTGTCCCAATTGCTCTCTGGCGGGTAAGGGCAATCACTGATGTCCGACTGACGGTTCGTGAGAAAGGCTTCTCTACCTTCATCCCATTCAGCACTGTTGGCCATTATGCCGCCTCGCGCTTTCTGGCTTCACGCTCCCGCCGTCTGGCGTTTTGAGCTTCGGACCAGCTAAAGTCTCGGAGGTCAGCGTCGAAGTCCAGAGAAGGCTTTGCGTCAGGTGCACGCCAAACTCCGATGTTGGACTTTTTATCCTCGATTTCAGGGTGCTTTGGCAAGTGCGCTTCGTCGTCAAAATTGTTATGCTGCAATGGCTTGCGGCTGAAAGCTAATGCAATTTGTTTAATGGCCGCGTTTTTCCGGTAATCTCCAGCCTGCCTCGATATGCCTTCGACGTTTCGACACCACTTCGCGAATGCCTTTCCGCCGGCTTCGGATATAGCCCATGCCCACAGTGCTCGGCGCTTCTTCTCGCACGGCACCAGCTTTATGACTTCCATGGCGGCTTCCCAGAGACCCATGTCATTGGTCGAGTTGCGGAGCTTCCTCGGATCGAGCCATGCCCAGTTGTTGGCGTGCTTGTCTTCTGCCGACCATCCGTTGATATCGGCGGTATCGTGGATGTAGCCATAGTTGATGGCCTTATCCTGCGCCGGCCGCGCTGTATCGGGCAGCTTGCGATCAACCTCAGCGGCGCGAATGAAAAGCTCTGTAATCTGTCCTTCGTTCATGCCGATCTCCTGTCATCCAAAAGGTCCGGTTGCTTTGCCATTGCGCCGAACGTCCGCTTCATTCTCTCGTATAACATGCCGACTAACGCATGTCGTTTGGATACCACCCCGTCGAGGTCCAAAGCCCAGAACTGTAGCCAGCCCAGCGGGAGAGTATCGAAGAACGAGAACCAGGCGGTGACGTTGGTGGTAACGAGTTCGGGGAAGTTCTTTTCAGCTGCCCGGATCATGTCGGAAACGACCCATAGAGACGTCTCGTCAATGAAGCCTTTGTTGTTGGCTGTCTCTGCCAGCGTCATGACCACAAAACGCGCATGATCGTCTCCATGGCGGTTTATGATACGCTCGAGCGTGACGATTGCCCGTGTCTGCCCCACGGCCGGCATTACATGCGCCGGCACAACTGCAATGCCATGCTCTGCAAATATTGCTTCGGCCCTCGGGTGGTTGGTCATTCCGCCCTCGCCTTCGCGCGGATTTCAGACCACCCATAACGCCGCACGATATCCCGGAGATGGGCTCGACTGATGTGATAGCGCTGGCAGATTTTATTGCCGGTTTTGCCGGAGAAGTAATCCTCCTCAATCGCCTCTATGAGGTGCTGCGGGAGCCGGGTCTTTCTGCCTCCAAGTTGGTCCGATAAGCCAAGCATTCTGACTTTCCTGCCTATGGTCGCTGAGCCAACTCCGTACTTTTTGGCAATCTCGCGAAGTGACAGACCTTGAGCGACATCTTCCCGAAGGGTTGGGTAAGCCCGATCGATGGACGACAAATCCTCCTCTTCGATGCCGCGGCGCGCGGCTTCCCTGCTCAACGATTGGCGGATGGTTGAATTATCCCGCCCAAACCGTCTGGCCAACTCCAGTTTTGCCACAGTCGGGAACATCATATGCACCTCGAAGATGACGAAGTCTCGTTGACGAACAACGTGATCCTGTCGGTTGGCCCCCATGATCACATCGATGTCAAAGCCTTGCTGATCGCAAATCTGCTGGCGGTAATCTTCGATCGTGATCTGGTTAGCCAATCTGGCGTGATAGGCCTGCCACGCCCGAACATGAGCGTCCGCATCGGCGCGCGGGCGACGTCTCGCTGAGAACTTCCGAGCATTTGCTTGGCGGATCACTTCCTTTGCAACGTTGACCACCTTTGGCTTCCCCATCAGTTTCAGCCGACGGGCGCGGGCTTGTGCCTTCAATGTCTCTTCGTAGGAGATTGTCACCATTTGGTTCATGCTGCGTCCTCGCGATTGATCGAAGCGCGTCCTCTGACAACAGTCGCCTTTCCTTTGAAGCCAATTGCCTTGAAGTGAAGATTGAGAAACGAGCTGGCGAGACGGTCAAATTCCTTCGCCCTGTCTATTTCTACCCGTGCCCGCATGCTGAGAACCACGCCGCCGGCCATGATGATGAAAAATGCGATGAATGCGGCCATCACTTCACCACCTCCAGCTTCCGTTTAGACGGTGGCTTGCGTGGCCCATGCCCGCTGCCAAGCTCGTGGCTGTCGTGTTTATGACCAACCGGATCGGCGCCAAGCTGCTGCTGCACCTTCTCCACACCGGTTTCAACTTCCATCTGGTAGACGCGATCATTCGGCGCGTGGTCGCAAACCACGAAGAATTCCACCGGCTCGTCGCTGTAGACCGTGAACAGGCCTTGGGCGTCCATGTTGATGACGATGCGGTTCATGCCGGAATCCTTTCCACGCTGATCTCTTTGCCCTTGCTGAAGATGCGCTCCGCTTGGGCCCGATGTACCTGCTTGATGGAGGCGCCTTCGATTTCGCGAGAGCAGACGAGATGGCCGTTGAAATATGCCAGCACATGCCGGAGAGCTGCCTTGGTGGCTGCCAGTTCATCGGGGAACCCTTCTGGCTTGTCGCCGGCACCCATGATCGGCTTTGGCTTGGCATCGCGGGCAAATCGAACCATCGCCCACCATTGGCCGCCGCGCTGGACGGAATATGCGGAAAACTCGTTCATGCTGCGATCCAATCCATCTGCTTCGGGCCACGCATCGCGTATTCTGGCCACTGGTCTGCCATTGCTTCGGCTATGCCGGTGAAAAACCTCGATCGCTCTTTTCCCCGATCTGGACCGGGCGGCATGCGATGAACCCGTGCTGTGCGCCCTTCGACAATGTTGGTCGGGACGAGCGGCGGCAGGTTCTTGAGCCATAGGCATGTCCGCTTCACCTCCGGGTGGCCGAACTGCCAAGGCTGGACGCTCTGGGCGAAGTCCTCATAGTTCTCGATCCGCTCCTTGGCGTGCTTGTGCATAACCGGGTTCTCGATCGCGATACGCTCGATCGGCGCATTCCAGAAGGTGGAGAACAGTGCGGCGCCCTCGTCCAGTTCCGCCCACATTTCGGCCTCTGTCTTGCCGGGTGGCGCCTTGGACAGCCAACGAACTCCGCTATTGCAAAGCCGGGTGCATGGCGGATGAGCTACCATGAGCAGATCCCAGCCATCGTTTAGCAGATCGCGCGCGTCACCGGTGATATGTCGGTTGCTGCCATCCTCGGCCGGCAGAAGGTCGCAGGACCATGCATCGTGGCCGCGATCGAGGAAGGCATTGCGTACCGTGCCGGAGAACTCACAGGCGATAAGGACTTTCATGGGGTTCATCGCGGAAACAACTCCCTGCTATTCACTGCCTTCTCAAACTCCGGCCCGAAGCTGGTTCTTGAGCCGTTCCATTGGATGGGGTGGTTCATTGAATCCATCCTTCCCGTAGTGCCTTGGCGACGAGCGCCGTGCTTTTGTGGACGTTTGCCTTCCGGCGGGCATCATCGAGGCGTGACATGACGGCAACCCTGCTCAGGTCGAGGATGATGGCCTGCTCATCGTATGTCTTGCCGATCGACAGCAAGCGGACACACTCGAGCTCGTTTTCGGTGAGAGGGCATTCGGTCATTCGAGCCATCCCTTTCGAAGAGCGAAGGCGACGAGGCCGTGAAGGTTTTGCGTGCCGGTCTTATCCTTGGCGGCGCTGATGTGTCGGTTGACGGTTATGCGAGAGCGCTCGATGAGAGCGGCTATTTCCTCGCCATCTTTCCCATCGGAAAGCCATCGCACGACGCGCAGTTCTGTTTCGGAAAGCGGGCAATCACACATGGCGAGGGGCCCAAACTTCTTGCAGGCACCAGAACCAGATAGAGCCTGCAGGGTACTTCTTCTGGCGCGTTCGGGCGCATGCCACGTCATGAGGCACATCCTTGTCGACGAGATAGAACCCCTGCTCTTCAAGCTCACGGGTGCGCTCGCGCTGGATGATGTTCCAGTCTTTCCATGGCCGGCTGACGGGCTGATGGGAAACCATCTTCGGCCGGTTGAGAGCATCAAGCCTCGCCTGCTCACTACGAACCAGAACGGCAAGCTCTGGAGCCTTGGGGCAAAAGCTCTTGCTGGCTTCCTCAATCTTGCCGGCGCGCAGGTTGTTGACCGTGTTCCAGATGGCCATCTCGCTGAATTCCGAAAGCACGTCGCTGTACAGTGACAGGATTGCCATCTGGCGCTCACGAGGATCGCCGTCGGCGCCATCGTTTGAGGCTCTGACAGGCAACGCCACCCAGAGAGACTTCAACGCTTCAATGGTTGATGGTCGGAAGCTTTGAGCGTTCATAGAACCCCTCCATCAAGTCGTTGGTGAAGTCTGCCATATCGCCAGTGCGGCGCTGCGGCGGCTGGTGCGGGTTGCGCTGGCCGGTTTTGGCGAGTTCGTTGAAGTACCAGTTGGCTTTGAAGCCCTGCCAGTTCATCGAAATCTGCATTTCGGCAGCCGCAACCGGGTTGCCGGTGATCTGGTATTCCTTCATCAGCAGCTTGGCGGCGTAGCCTGTGAGCGGAGCCTTCTTTGTGTGTCGTCGGAACTCGACAATTGCTTTTGCCAGTTCGTCCCCGAGTACGGGCTGCAGGACGTTGAGCGCTTCTTTCTCAGGTCCGGTCATGCTGCGCCTCCCGGAACAATGACAAGCGCTGGAAGTTGAATCGCACCGGGAGGTATCGCGTCATGGACCCGAAACGATGGAACAAGCCGGTTACATTTCAGACCGGCAAGATCGGCCAGTACCGTACGATAGACAGCACCAGCGAAGCCGCGCTTACGCTGATGAACCATTGGCCGACGGACAGCGGCAAGAAACTGACCCGCGCGAAGATGATTTGCCTTGCTGTGCTGGAAGGCAGAGAGGAACCTGTGAAGGCCCGAAACGCCTTCCTGAAGGCTGCCGAAGAGGCCAATGTATTTGTCCGTGACAAGTGATGTCATGCCGCCACCTCGCTCACTTCTTCCCAAGCAAGCTCGACCTTCACCATGCCGTGCTTTTCGACCGGGCCATGAGGCGTGGCGCTGATGATGAATTTGCTGTCGTCAATGCCTATGGCGCCCGAAATTCCATCCAGCGCCGCCTTGTGGGACGCTATGAGGTTGTCGGCGTCGTAGTGCCGCTTGCTCGGCGGATAGAACGACAGCTTCACATTGACGGCTGTCGCGTTGATTTTACCGATGCCAGCTTCCAGTACGAGGTAATGGGCGGTTCGCTTCGCTGCCTTCTTGGCGCGTGCGACCTGTGCCCAATGGTATCGAGCGTTTGGCGATAGGCGTTTGTCTGGCCACGGGAGAAAGATTTCTGCGGTTCTCAATTGTCATCCTCCAGAATTTTCTCGGCCCAGACGATCCGGTCGCCGGCCTTAAATCTCCATCTCTTCGCCAGGTACAGCCGCGCTGAACGAGGCAATCTTTTCATCCAGCAGAGCCAGACGGGCGCGGAGTTCCCGAGCCTCGACTCTGGCTTGCTCTCTTTCGGCTTTTCTAAGGGCATCCATTTCCTCGCTATCGATGCGCCTCGCCGTTCCCTCGTAGATTGAGCGGGCTCGGCGTTGCGTGAACTCTTTGGAGACGCGGGGAGCTACGAACCTGACCGCGTGATAGAAAACATTGTCCAGCTTCCCGTAGTGACTGATCGGCCATGCGGCTCTGAACGTGTCTCTGGCTTCGAAAACGGCACTCATTACTTTCTTCCTGCTCGAAACTCTCTTGGGGTGAGTTCCCAAATCCTTGTCGTAATGTCCCAACACCTTGTCGTTCCTTTGTGCGAGGTTGGCGGCGTTAACGGAGGCCAACATGCACAAAGGCTTTGAAACTGATGGAGACAACGGAACTGACGCCAATCAGTCTGATGTCTCCCTGTCCGCCGCACTCGACGGGTTTGTTCCCTTTGAAGTCCCCCTCGCCGCAGTGATTGCAAAGCTGCGGGGGAGGACTTTGGTAAGAGTGCTGGCCGCCCATCGGGAGCGGGATGAAAGCGACCAGCGCTGAGCGTCAGGGGGACGTGCCGCTCAGATTGTTGAAGGCTATTTCTTCCTCGTCGCGGCCAGGTAAGCCATCACGGCCGCCACCACGAGCGATGCAACAAATGCCGAGAAGGCCACGGATGCCCATACGAGGAACTGCTGTTGATCGGGGTGCATAGAGGCGATCATGCTGCCGCTCCAATCAATGACATGGGATTGTAATCGTGAACGCCAACCTCCTCCTTCAGAACGACGAGCGGGACTATGTGGCCCCAAGTGTCATTCATCTGGTCCGAACTAACCCGTATCTTGCGGAAGTCGTGGATCCGGCTCGCTCCAATAGCGCCGCTGAGAGAAGGCTTTGCGTGCATCCAGTTCCAAAGGGCATACCCTTTGATGACATAGAGAACGTCCACATCCAGAAAGTAGTAAAACAGCAGCCCCGGATGGAGCTTCCAAGCCCAACCTGGATTGCTACCGCGAGCCTCCCAGCTTTCGGCGCTGTTGAGATTGAGATTGCTCCAGCACTCAATGAAGAGGTTTCCGGTGTGTTTCTGTTCGGCCTTTATCTCGACGCTTACCAAGCTTCCGGTTTTTCGGTTTGTCATCAGGACATCCCCAACGGTCGCTTGAAGGTCTTTTGCGAGAGGCCCTTTCTCAATGAGGACAAATCTTCCCGGCTGGTCCGCTGTACCGCTGCGTTCATGGATGAACGGAGTGAGACGGCGCATTGCTTCAGCTTCTACTTGGCGTGAGCGTTCGAATGGATTCATCACGCAACCTCCGCCATGCCATGGTCGAGAAGGTTACCGGGAATTTGATTGCCCCAGACAGTCCAGTTTGGAGCTCCAGATCGCGCGAACATTTCGAGGAACGGACCGGGAGAAGCGCGCTCAATGAAATGGCGAACTTGCTCAGGCTTGGCGCTGTGAACGCCTCGCTCGCATTGAAGCCAACTCATCAAGGAACGGTCGTTGAAACGCTTTGCATCGCCTCGAATGGCTGTGAGCAAGAACTCATGGCTGTTTCGCCAATAGTTTCCGATGCCCATCTGAGGCTTCACCCAGACAAAAGAAGATCGGAACTCAAAACCCCACGCTTCGAAAATCTTTGGGCATTCGAAGAGGAAACCGTTCGTGGTCCAGAGGTGCAGGTGAGCATCCTTGGCGACGATATCCTTTACAGGAAGCGCACAAAGCTCTTCCACGGTCAAACCGCCGTAGTGATTACCGGTCGCCGCTCGTGTGCCTTGGTTGTCGTAGAGCCATGGCGGGTCGGCATAAATGGTGCCGAACTTCTCACCATTTCGAACGAGCGCGTCGAAATCGAATACCTTGCGCCCTTCGACAGGAGCCGTAGCGGCAGGCAGGCGCGCTTCATTCTTGATACGGTTTACCTGTGCCCGCGTCTCCCTAACAGACCAACCTTCGGCTTCGGCCTCCCTCAGAACAGTGTTTCTGTTGTCTTTGTGCAAAGACGCTGCTTGCCTGTAATGGCTCCACGGCAATTTGTCGGAACGTTCCGACAAATCAAAACTTCCGGAAACCCAAGCAGCATCACGAAGAGTCTGGTAGCTGTGGCCAGTCGCCTCGATCGCTTGGGTGTACTTCTCGCCCCATCGATGCTCACCGAAGCGCACCCAATCGCCAATCCACCACATTACAGAACGCTCGACGGACTGAAGCCATTGGCCTATCTCCGTCCACTGCTCAAAGGTAGTTTCTTCACTAAGAACAAGGGCTGTAGGGTGGCGCTCAACAAGCGGATGGATTTCACGAACCATGTTCATTCTGCCACCTCACTAGCTTCGTGGTCACCCAACATTCTTTCGATGAGCTTGATCACTGGACCTGAAGGGTTTGCTTTGCCGTTGATCCATTTGGACACTGTGCCCTGGTCTACACCGAGTTCATCGGCAAAGCGTGGCTGGTTCAGACGAAGAGTCTGCATCGCGGTTTTGATGTACTGTGAGTGGCTAGGTTCGTGCGTCATGCATAATAAATGCATTACGCATTCTTTGTTGTCAATGCCTAACGCATTTTTCTTTCGGATACAAAATGCACATGGCAGATGACGTTGAAATTGGCAAAAGACTCAAAGAGGCGCGCAAGGCTGCTGGGTTCAAAACAGCTAAAGCTGCCGCGGAATCGCTTGGCGTTCCGTATCCCACCTATTCGCAGCACGAGAACGGAACTCGCGGCATAGTGAGAGAGGCCGAACTGTATGCTCGCCGATACAAGATAACTCTTGATTGGCTGATGCGCGGGAAAGGTCCAGGTATTCTATCAACCCCGCCGGCCGAGGATCTCACCCCCATCTCATCCCCAATCGGGTCGGTGAAAGTATCGGGTAAGGTGGCTGCAAATAGTTGGATGAGCGTTGACGATATGGATTTCAGCTACGAGGACGAGGAATTCGTTCCAAGCGTTGGCGGCTATCCAGTCGAATGGCAATTTGCTCTGAAGATCGAAGGAAACTGCCTAAACAAGATTGCTGCTCATGGTGATCGACTTGTCTGCCTCAACGTCATTATGGCGCGGGTGGATATCATGCCAGACGACTTGGTTGTCGTGGAAAGAAGCCGGTTTGAGGGACAGATGATTGAGCGAACCGCCAAGCGTGTCCGCCAAGCCGCTTCTGGCTTTGAACTATGGCCTGAAAGCACTGATCCTGCCCATCAAGAGCCGATCATACTCAACGAAAAGAACTTGGGCGAAAGCATCCGTATCATCGGAAAGGTTCTCTGGATATTGAGAAAGCCATGAAACGAGACAAGGTGAAGAAGCAGTGAGCACCGACCAAAAGCTTGAGGCTAGGCTGTCTGCTATAGAGCACATGACTTGCCAGATTTACTCTATGATGCTGAACGCACAAGGCCTCTCCGAGGCGGAAATCACCGATCTTGAGTATCGCGGGACTCTAAGTGTGGACCGGCAAGCCAGCGAAATAACCGACCGCGGATCGTCCGGTCATGCCGTCGACGTTTTTCTTTCAGATTTTCAAGATGCTCTAGCTTCTTTGCAGTCGCAAGCACGCGAGATGCGGGAAGCGATCCGAGCGCAATTACCTCGGTAGCATTCAGTTTATCATCCATCTCTACTTATCCTTCTATCTTACTTTTTTGGTTTTGAACCAGAGTAAGGGAGGGAGTACGCAAAGCTCCCCCTACCCCTCAGAGCCGGTTAAAGCTCCGAAAGGTAGGGAGGCCATGCGATAGACTTGAACCGTCGGTCGGTCGGTCGATCAGCAGGACGCCTCTCGGCTAATCCGTCCTCATTTTCTGGCAGCACAGTAGGACTTACGCTCCCCGCGCTTCGGGCCTCACCAGCACGGGAATTGCACCCGGTCGCCCATCACCTGGCGACAGAGATATTCCTCCGCCTATAGCCACGTCAACAAAATAAATGCTTTTCGCATTTTTTCTTATTGACCTGAAAGAATGCGTAATGCATATTCCTCCTCACAAGCCCACCGAATGAAGCTCCCACGGAGACGAAACGGAAGGGCTTGTTGAGACAGAACCCAAATCAACAGAGGTTAACGACGTGGGTATTTTCGGAAAGATGTTTGGCAAGGCAGAAGCAACGGTAAACCGGGTTGCCGGTCGTAGCGATCTGCTTGAAGCAATGTGCGCCGGTGCTGCTCTCGCGGCGGCTGCGGACGGAAATATCGATGACAGCGAGGTCGGCACGGCTCTTGAGGTTGTCGCAAACAATGAAACGCTTTCGAAGGCGTTTCAGCAGACCGATATCGACGCTGCCATGAACAAGCAGATCAAGCGCGCCAACGGCGGCTTCTCTGGCAAGGCTGCGCTCTGGAAGGAAATCGGTGACGTCGCTCGCAACCCGGATGATGCGGAAGCGGTCTATCTGATCGTTCTCGACGTGGTTCACAGCGACGGCGCCGTTGATCCGAAAGAGCAGCTCATCCTCGACAAGCTGGCGAAGACGCTGGGTGTCGACCAGGCGAAGTACGCAGCCTGATGGGCGGGGCCAAGAGCCTCGTCCTAGCTACGGTGGCAGGCGTGATCATCCTACTTCAATTCACCCTGCTTACCGCCGCCTTGGACTTCATGACCAGCCTGATCCTGATCGCAGTTGGATTTGTCGCCGGTCGCACTTCGAAATGAACGTCTCAGGGCCAGACGGTAACGGCCCAACCAACACGATCTCAACCACTGAGGATAAGACGATGGCAAACTGGCAGGAAATGGCATTGGCCAACGGATGGATTGAGGCTCACGAAAACGGCGAGCCGTGCCTACTACACGAAGAACTCGACCGCGTCTGGCCCCTCGGTGATTGGGAAGGCGCATGCCGCGACATCGGCCTTGACGAAGAAGACCTGACAGAAATGGAAGGTGCGTGATGACCAAGCCAGCTTACACAATCGGCAAGGATGAAATGCTTCTCATCACCGTTCGCTGGAATGACGGCGACACGGTTCTGCTGGAGACGCCGGTCAAGTTCTACACGGCTGAGGAAATCCAGTCGCTGATCGATGAGACGGTTTCTGATCGCTGCGATGTGGTCGGCGTCGACCGCTACGAAATGGTGCGCCGGGTTGGCGAGAGCATTTCCGACGAGTTCGACGTTCGGACGTGGAAAGAGCGCACGAACGACGACAAGCGCGATCAGGCCGAAGAGGAAGAACAGGCCGTCCACGTCGCCTACAACGCCATGCGCAGCAGCTTCGACAGAGTACGCGGCGCCAATATTGCGCAGCCCCATCTGGTTGCCGCGGAATAAGACGATGGAACAGAAAGAACTCATCACCATCGAAGGCCGCGACTACCTCAAGTTCTGGCCTCGAAAGCTATCCGACCCGGTAACGGACGGCACCCTGCGCTGCATTTTCTGCGGCCAGATTGATGAACCTGAATTTCACGAAGCCGACAAGTGTTGCGCCTGCCCAGAGTGGGACGGCGTCCTCCGACAGACGGGCGAATAGCCGCCCCGCATAGGGCTTCAGACAAGGGATAGGGAACATGATCGCAGTAAAAATTTCACCGGTCGAAATAATGGCCCTCAAGAAGCTGGCACTTATCAGTGGAGCCTTGGCTAGTTCGCTTTCTGACGCAACAGCAGCACGAGAGCAAAACGCCCTGACGCGCGTCCTCATCGACGTGATCAATCGTTGGGATGTCTCCAGCGTGACCCCCACCAAGTAACCACAGCACAGCGGGAGACGAAGATGAGTAACACCGCCAAATCGCTTGAGGGAAAAGGGCCGAGACCGTCTGACCCATACGTTCGAATTGTTTGGGCGATGATGCGCGGTACGGGCTGCACGCTCTCAGCGAAAGAGTGCCACGACATGAGGTTTGATGACGCAATTGAAACCGTCGCGACCCATGTCGTTGAAGGACCTCCCCACCGACCAGAATAACCAACCCACCGGCTTTGTCAGAGTAACAACACACCACCCAGCGGGCTTTGTCAGCGTACCCGCGCATGAAAGGGCAGGAAATGGCAGATAGCAAAATTGATGATGGCGGCCCTGCATTCTCCGGCGGCCTGTTTGAGCCACAGCATGGCGGTTCGAATGATCGGGAGCCTTGGAACCACGGCATGAGCCTGCGCGACTGGTTCGCCGGTCAGTTCCTCGCTGGTGCGGCAACATCTAATGAGCCTCTCGCGTTCAGGGGTAACCCTTCTCAGGACGAAGTAGATGCGGCACTCCGTTCGCATTGGGATGACGTTTCTCGTGCCGCATTCATTGCTGCCGACGCCATGATCGCCGCCCGAAAGGCTGGTGCGTGATGCCCCCTTTCTCCACCACCAACTCACAAGAAGCGGATGAGCGCGAAGCTTACCTTGAAGACCTCAACAAGCGCGACGCTTCAAACTTCCGCAAAATCAAATTCATCGAGTTCGTGACGCTGATCCTCATATCGTCGCAGCTCATGTTCGCCAGCGCATTGGCTTTGGAAAGCTACCTCAAGGAAAATCAGGAGGTTTTTGCCACATGGAAAAAATTATAGACATCCCCGGTTCCGAACAATCTATCGGCAACCTCGCGTCAGGCATCGTTGGCGCGCTGAGCGACAAGTTCCCGACGAAGAAGGGCGAGCGCGCCTATCGTGGCGGCAAGGTAACAGAACCAGGCGTGTACCGTTACATGCCAATGTCCGTATATCACTCCGACTGCTGCGACGGTCCATCTATCTCGTCCAGCGGGTTGCGTGAGATCGCCCCTCCAGACGGTTGCCCCGTCAAGTTCTGGGATAGCAGCTATCTGAACCCCGACCGCGCGCCGGAGGAGCAGAAGGACCATTTCAGCCTGGGCAAGGCGGTCCACACGCTTCTTCTCGGTGAAGAAGGCTTTCGCGACCAGTATGTGATCCGGCCGGAAGAATTTGGTGACTATCGCACCAATGCCGCCAAGGCGTGGAGAGCGGAACAGATCGCCGCCGGCAAGACCGTGTTGCTCCCCTCTGCCATCGAGCAGATTGAGGGCATGGCGGATCGTGTCGCCAATGACCGGACATTTGTTGACCTGTTGCGCGGCGACGTTGAGCGTTCTGTGATTTATCGTGATGAGAAAACAGGCGTGTGGGTGAAGACCCGACCCGATTCCATTCCTGCTGACAATGTCATTGCCGATCTGAAAACGACGGCTGATGCCAGCGACCGCGGATGCGCGTTGTCGGTCCGGAAGTTCAATTACCACATGCAGCTTGCTCTCGCCTCCACGGCGATCAAGGAAGTCCGCAACATCGACGTGAAGGACCATGTTCTTCTCTTCATCGAGCCGAAGCGCCCTTACGCCTACAACATCAAGCCGGTTGACGCGCAGTACATCTGGTACGGCCAGCGGCAGAACCGGGCGGCGTTGAACGCCTTTGCCGAGTGCTGGAAGACCGGCTTCTGGCCCACTTATTACGGAAGCGGCATCACCGTCTCCCCGACCGATCAGTTCGAAAAGATGATCGAGAACGAACCCTCCATTCCGAAGGCAGCTTGACCATGAAAATCGAACGCGCAGTGCGCGAGAAAACCTATACCCTTACGTCAATCGCTGGCCCTTCCGGTTCTGGGAAGACCTATAGCGCCCTGCTCTACGCTCGCGGCCTAGTCGGGCCCGAAGGGAAGATCGGCTTCATCGACACCGAAAACAAGCGCTCCAGGTTCTATGCAGACGTCGCAGGCGGCTTTGACGTGATCGACCTAGACCCGCCTTTCACGTCCGGTCGATATATCGAGGCGATAAAGGCTTTCGAGAAGGCTGGGTATCCTGCCATCGTTGTGGACAGCATTTCTCACGAATGGGAAGGCTCGGGGGGAGTTCTGGAGCAGGCCGAAGCCATTGAGGAGCGCACCAAGCGCGCAGGCCTGCACTGCTGGCAGAAGCCCAAGGCTGGCCACAAGAAGCTTATGAACGAGCTGCTGCAAACCCGCGCCCACCTGATCTTCTGCTGCCGCGTCAAGGAAAAGGTTGTTCAGGTTAAAGGCCAAAACGGCAAGACGGAAATCGTCAACGAGGGATTCGTCGTCGTTCAGGAGAAGTCGTTCATCTACGAAATGACCGTCTCCATGATGCTGGAAGAAGGCACGCACGTTCCTTTGCTCCAGAAATGCCCCGGAGACCTGCTGAGCGCATTTCCGCAGGGAAGCCGTGTCACTACCCAGATCGGCAATGCCGTCAGCCAGTGGGCGAATGAGGGCCGTGCGATCGATACCGATCTTGAAGACGCCAAGCGCGAAGGGTTGATGATCGCGAACCAAGGCGTTGGACCGCTGACCGAATGGTGGAAAGCGTTGCCGACTGAGAAGAAAAAGGTTCTTGAATCCTTCAAGGACACGCTCAAGTCGATCGCTTCGGCTCATGACCAGATGCTGGCCGACCAAATGGATGCAGGCGGTGGAGATATCACCGACCGGATCGCAGCAGCCCGCAAGGCCGCTGGAGACACCACAGACGGGCAGGAAGGCTTTAACCGTGACTTTGTGCGCCAACAGACACAACGCGCATCAGCGGGCCGCCCTGACCTGAACAACACCAATTCCGACGATGAACCCCCTGCCTCGTCGTCGGATAACGCTGGCAATACGCCAGTAGATGAGGCCGGAGCGGAATCCCCCTCCGACGCTCCGGCCTCTACCGATCCAGAGCGCGATATCCTGATCCGGTTTGCCGCTGAAATGCTGCCGATGGCTGCGACGGCGAAGACCGAGGTGTGGAAGGATGTCGAGAAGGGCTGGTCCGAGGGCGAGATGAAAACTCTGTCGGAGTCCGGAAAGGCCAAGGCGAAGTCCATCAGCCAGTCGATCCGCGCGATTGCCGCCGGGAATACCAGTCTGGAATCGGCCGCCGGCTTCCATGCCGAAATGCTTGATTGCAAGGCTTCTGATCTGGGAGGCGTCGAATGATGCTCTCTGCAGAACAAATGCGCGTTGTCATGCACGACCGCGGCAAAGAAGTGGAATGGTCTATCATAGACCGCCCTGTCGGCAGGAATGCGCTTGTGCCTGATTGGTGCAAGGGTGCCGAAGTGACGTGGATGGATGATTATAGCAATCCTCCCGACGTTCGCCTCAAGGTTGACTGCGAAGCTCGTCGCTGGGAAAACAAGCGCTATCGGAAGGAAGGCGATGATTACCGCGCCTATCATGACGATGGCCGCATGGAGCAATATTCCCACGCCTCCCCGCTGCGCATGGCTAAAGTTCGGCGCTGGATAAGCGAGGACGGGTCTATTAGCAGCTTCCCGCCTCAAGGCGAGATTGGAACCTACAACAGCGAGACGCGCCAGTTTGATAACCCGAAGGGCGAGTGGGTCGAGGTAGATCGGCTTTGCACAGCCCAACAAGATGGCTTCGGCGGACAGCACTACGAAATCTTGCTGGAAGACGGCACTGAGGTTGTTCTTCGCGGTCCTTGGCACACATCGCCGCCTGCGGGTTACACTGAGGTAGCTTACGTCTATCCGGGTGCCGAATGGCGCGGGAAACCACGTCGGCCGTCCCCGTGGTCAAGAATGACGGGAATGGGCGGTCTTATGATCCGAGACGACGTGTTCATTGCAATCGTCTCACGGTTCCTGCCTCACCTTGAGTTTGCTCGTGTCCGGGAAAATGGCTTCGAGAACATTCAGGCCCTCAAGCCGGAATGGGATGCACCTAAATGCGTTGTCCGCGCTCGGGAGTGGGAAACTCGCCGGTTGGCGAAGGCTGGTGCAGCATGAAACGCTTAATCCGCCGCGCCATCCACCACTGGCTCGCTTGGAAGTCGAGACGGAACCTTGCCCGGGAATATCCTTGGATGCCCGGGATCGACGCCGAGATCCGGCAGGCAAAGCAATCCCGCAGTAAGACAGGACGTGTCCGCGATCTGGAGCGCCGCAAGCGGGACATGATGACACGCGCGCTGGGAGGGCAGAGGTGATGAAGAACCCTGCCGAATACACCACCACGCCATTTCTCGGCATGCATGTGATGCAGGTCGATCCCGGCACGGTCATCACCGACGAGCGCACCGGTAAAGAGGCCACCGTCGAAGACGATACGTTCGTCACCAAGGGGAATGTGATCTTCTGCACGCAGAAGATTTTCGACCGGCTCAAGGAGAAAATCCAATGAGCCGCCGAGAGTTCACCCCTACCCAGCGCAGGGAAATTGTCTCTCGTTCGAAGAACGCCGATGGCTTCATCTGCTGCGAAGGCTGCGGTCAGGTTCTTGGCGCCAAGCCTTACGAGATAGACCACATCATTCCGGAAGGGCTCCGTCCGGAAGTCGACAAGCAGCGCAAGATCACCATCGTGGAAGGCCAGTTGCTTGGAAAAGACTGCTGTCACCGCGGCGAGAACGGCAAGACGAAGAAGGACCAGAAGCAGATCGCGAAGTCCAATCGTCAGTTCGACAGATCGCAGGGCTTGAAGCGCCCGAAGCAGAAGATACCCACGAACAACTCGCTGCGCACCCGGCAGCCCAAAAAGGCCGTCGTCTACCGGCCCGTCACGTTCTATCGCGAGGATACGCCATGACCGGAAATAACCCGATGTCGTTTTTCAGCGAAAACGTTGATGCGTGGGGACCGCTTGAATGGTTTGACCGTCTGGCCAAGGCCGTGCACGCGCGTGGCCGAGCGGTTAGCGAGAAGGATGATTTGTCATTTGAGCTTTACCAGAACATCGCTTCATCCAGCGCTACCCGTCTCGTGAGCGATTTCGAGGATAAGGTGCGGATGGCTTTGACTACCATGCTCGAGCTGGAAAAGGCGAACGTCGCCTATGTCGATGCCAATACCGAACTCCTCTCCACCCTCGAAAGCTTGCAGGCGAAGAACGAAGGGTTGCTAAAGCGTGCGGCCACCGCTGAAAAGAAACTCCGCGGAGCCAACGCCGCTTTTGAGCGTGAACGGAAATTTCACCTACAAAATCAGCAATTGAACCGGACACTCGAAGCCCGCGCCGAGGCAGCAGAGGCCGAGGTAGCGCGTCTTCAAGCCGAGATCGACCGCAAATCCTCAATGCCCGGTGATCACCGATATTGGGAAGGCCGGTATCGGGATGAGGCGGTTGAAAATGAAAAGCTGCGGGAAGCGCTGACCCCTTTCGTTTTGGCATTCGAGAGCCGCAGAGAAACCTACAGCAAGCGGTATCGATCCAATCGACAGCTTGGATACGCCAATTTCGACAAGATGCCCGACGATTGGGCGATGGAGAAAGTCGCCTTCAACATGGGGACGTATCGCTGTGCTCGTAAAGCGCTCTCCAGCGCAGGAAGAGACCCGCTCAGGGAGTTCGACGCACTAGTTGAGGGGCCGAGCTTTACGGAAATCGCCAGCACAGGAGGCGAACACCATGCAGAGTGAAGAATTGAAGCCATGCCCGTTCTGCGGCGGTCCTGCATCCATCGAGCAGTATGGAGACCGTAGCCAGTCCACAATTTACAACTGCGACAATTGCTCCTGCTCGCTTGAGACTGGAGAGGAATTCAATCACGGTGCCCAATGGAATTGCCGTGCCGAAGCCGTCCTGTCCGCTGCGGGGCCGGTCAGCAGCCGCAACGACGAAGCCGGATATGTCGAGTTCCTGAACCAAGACGTTCCCTACGTTGTCCGCGATATTCAGGGCGCTGTTGCCATCCTCATGGATTTGGAAACGCGCAACGTCATTGGCTATCGGGTTTACGATCCTGATTCTGTGTTTGCCCCTCCCGCGCCATCCGTGGCCGTGAAGGCTTTGAAGCCTTTCGCTACTGATGCCGATATATATGACGGACAGGATATTGATGACGGGGAGAAGTCGTTCAACGACAATATCACCGTTGGCGATTTACGCCGTGCCAGAGCCGCTTATGACGCCCTATCCGCACAGGTGCAGGACGTGGCGGCTGGTGTAATGGCCTCAATCGCGGAAGAGCGAAAAAGGCAGATCGCGAAGGGCTATAACGTTTCCCATGATGACGCACACGATACCTATGAGATTATTGATGCGTCGTGGGGAGCAGCGGCACGCATCAACATGGCCAGAAGTTTCCGCGATCAGCATAACATATCCGGCTATAAAGCCGCGTTGGTCCAAGCCGCTGCTCAAATCGTCGCGGAGATCGAACGCCTAGACCGCGCCGCAGCACCCGCAAAGCAGGAGGGCTGAGACGTGGACGTACTTGAACGAGCAGAGTTTGAGGTTAAGACTTTCGGCAACCCGTCGAAAGAAAGCGGCCTCAAGCTGATAGCTGAGGTGACTCGCCTCCGCCAACTCCTATCCGAAGCAGAGAAGCGCGAGAGGGAAACGCTTACGCAGCTATCCGAGATTGCCAAGAAGGAAGCTGAAGGATTGATGGATAAGTGGATTAGCGATCAGGGCGCCACCGTCGACACGAAAGCCGCCGGAGTAGCCTCGCATATCGTCAACGACTTTCGCGGGCATATTGAAGCTGCACTAATCAAGCTTGAACGCCGAGCGGCGCTTGAAAGGAGCGAGGGATCGCCCGTGCACAAACGCCCTGTTGAAAACGGGGAAAGCGGGGATAAATGACGAACACCGTTGATCTCTCGCGCAATGTGCCGCGCCTTGGTCTGAACCGAGCCGAGGTGGCGAGTGCGATTGGTGTCAGCGCCAATACAGTGGATTTGATGGTGGAGGAAGGATTTCTTCCAAAGCCGCGGAAGTGGCACACCCGCAAGGTGTGGCTTGTTTCCGACGTAATCGCCGCTATGTCATCTTGGCCGGAAGATGGTGCGACCAAACAACAGGAAGGCGCAGACGACGACCGGTGGGAGATGTCTGCGTGATAAACGTGGCGAATATCAATCTGCCGTACATCGAAAAGAACAAGAGCCGACATGGGTCAATGCGATATTACCTTCGCATCGACGGGAAACGCTTATGCAGGCTTCCCGATAACATCGATTCGGAAGAGTTCAGCAGTGCCTACTGGAAGGCCCGCGAGGAAGCGAAGCCTTTGCTGGAAAAAGCAGTCGAGGCTAAGCCCCTCTCCTCTATCGTCCGGCCAAATAGCTTCCGCTGGCTATGCATGGAATACATGCGCAGCAACGCATTTACCTCCCTAGATGAGACTACGCGCACACGTCGCCGGAAGATCATGGAAGGGATATGGGAAGAGCGGCTGAGCGATACGGATGATCGGCTGGTTGCAGATATCCCTCTTCCCAGAGTGACCGTCGCTCATATTGAAATTCTTCGTGACAGGAAACGAGACGCCCCATTTGCCGCAGATGAGCGGTTGAAGGTTCTTCGCCAGGTGTTTGACACCAAGAAGGATGGGAAAGCCATTGTGCCGAACATCGCGCGGTTGGTGCAGCCCTTTAACGCTCACAGCGACGGGCACGCAACAGCTACGCCAGAGGACATTGAGAAATTCATCGCCCACCACGGCACCAGCTCTAAGGCCGTTCTCTACGTGGCAATCCAGATGTACACCGGTCTCCGTGTATCGGATCTAGCCGTCCTCGGCCCTCAGCACCGCCGGAAAGACGCATTCAAGCTCCGCCTGTTCAAAAACAGAAACCGGACGCCGGTAGACATCGATATTGCCATTCACCCGATCCTTGAGGCTGTGCTGGCCAGCCACAAGATAGAGAACCTGACATATCTCGTGACGGAGTTCGGAAAGCCCTTCTCGGTGAAGGGGCTTGGCAACCGGATATCGGACTGGTGGAGGCAAGCCGGGATGGGTCACCTCACCTCTCACTCTGTTCGGAAAGGTCTCGCTACTGACGTCGCGCACAACGAGGCGACAGACAGCATGCTTGAGGCGATGTTCGGCTGGAAGGATGGGAAGACATCAAAAATCTACACCCGCAACGCTGAGCGTGCGCGGCTGGCAAGGCAGACCGTAGAGCGGATTAATTGGGACGGAATCGGATCGAAGCTGCTGCCGGCCGATGACGTGAAGGCGGGATGAAATAGGCACAGACTGCCACACCGCGTTTAAGTGTGGCGGAACGGTTCAAGCCCACATTGCCACACCTTCAAAATAATAAAGGAAAATCAGATACTTGCTTCCGGTGCAGAAGCTTATTGGAGGCCTCGCCCGGAATTGAACCGGGGTACAAGGATTTGCAGTCCTCTGCGTCACCACTCCGCCACGAGGCCTCACACGCTCATCAATCAAGCGATGGCGGGCATTTAGAACGAATCCATTATGGGCGCAAGAGGGTTCGTTCCGAATGTAGTGTTTTTTCGGATTGGACCGGCACGCAGCAAAGGTGGGTCACCTAAGCGCTTAAGATTCCGAAGCTTTTTGTATCTGCTTCATATTTCGGAAAAAAACAAAGCCCGCATCCGGCGCGTTTGCGCCGTCGCGGGCAATGCTGCATCTTATATGCCGATCGGTCAGATCCGTCCAAGCAGGACAAGGATCAGAACGATGACCAGTACCAGTCCGAGGCCACCCGACGGACCGTAGCCGTAATTATGGTAACCCCAGCTGGGCAGCGCGCCGATCAGGAAAAGAATGAGCAGGATGACGAGGATGGTGCCGAGCATGTTTAACCCTCCGCTGTTGGCATGTGTCTGCCTGATTGAATGATGAAACGCGCAAAAAGTTCCCTTTCCTGCGGGTCCGGCACCATAATTGCAGATGGGCATCCTGTTCCGTTTCAACGGGTTACACCGGCAATTCTAGGAAGCGGCCCATTCGCCCCTCTCCTGAAGTAATTCTCTGGCTAATTATATCGCGGCGGTAAGCTCGGGATGCGAATGACAGGCCAGCCTTCACGCGGACCCGTCAAACCAGCGATTTATTCGTGGTAATTTCTCGGCCTATGTCTATCGGCAGTTGTCCGTCATATTAAGGGCCAGTCCCCCGTACCCTGAAACTGGCGGGAGACGGAGAGATCTGGCATCACTGGCAGTGCGCCAGATCTCTCCCGCCCCTCCCCAAGGCCCTCAAATTCTCCTTTGCAGGCACACGGATATTTTACCGGTCGTGTCACGCCTTTGCCTTGCCTTGCCGGTTTCAGTCCGGTTAGACCCCGTGCAGGGAGGGAGAAACGAGAATCATATGTCCGGTTTTGCGAACCTCATCCCGCTTTTCATCTTTGGCCTGCTCGTCTACTTTTTCTTTCGCTGGGTCGCGCGCGACATTCAGAATCCGAAAAGCAAATAGTCGGGGAAAATCGCCTCCGGCCCCTTGCCCGCCGGGAACCGCCGCGCCTCCATCTCGTTTTCACAGACGCACTTCGGAGGACAGGATGAAAACGCTCGCATCATCGGCCATTATCGCGCTTGCACTGGCACTTGCCGGATGCACCGCCGGCACGACCGCCTATGTCGGCCCCGCGCCCTATGTCGAACCCATCCCCGGCAGCATCATCTACAGGGGCCAGCCGCGCACAAAGCTGACGAAATCACCGATCGGCAGCACCTTCAGCCACGAATTCCGCATAGACGGCAGCACAAGGGCGGTGGAAACCTATCGCATTGCGCCCGACCGCTCGCTGGAACTCATCGACCGGCGCATCATTCGCGACTGGCTGTTCGGGCGCGACGACTGACCGCACCGCAACCGGCAGAAACGCATCCGCAACGGGATTGCGCATCCTGACCGGTTCGTTTAGAGCCGGGCGCAACAACCAAGATGGATAGGCGATGAATACGCGCTGGCAAAAACCCGTCCTGATCGCGTTCGAAACGCCGGGCGATTACACGAGCATCGAAACCACGCAGGCCGCCTCCTGGGCGCTGATCGAGGACTGGCCGATAGAAGACGGCGATGCGCTGGACAAGGCGCTGCTGATCTGCGCCGCCGTCGATGCAGGCCGGAAAAAGCCCGAGGACGCGCGCAAGGCCTTCATCGCAGCCGCAATCGAAGCGGGCCTCGATATCAAGGCCTGA